AAGACTTTTCTGCAAAATAACAAAAAGCCACCATGTTTTTAACTAAAAATTAGTAACTTTTGCCAATAAATCATTGTGTTTCAAATATTTTTTTGTAATTTTGCAGCTGAATTAAAGATATAATCAGAATAAAAGATATTTAGGAACAAATAATGATTACAGTACAAAATTGGGCATCCTAACTCTGTAAGTCTCTGTGTATCAGCAATAGTAGTAAAAACAACAATCCGTTTATTTTACATGAAAATACCACAAAAATGGTGTTTTAAGGTGTTTCGAGGGTGCTTTTTGCAAGTAATATGCAAGTGCTACTTGCATGTAAAGTGAAGGATTACAAAAGAAATCATCGCTATGAAGGTATATGTAGAGTCAAAGACAAACAAGGTATTTTTCTCGGTAACCCACATGACGAAGAGGTTCTATGTCTACACCGGGTTGCAGACGACCGAGAAGTTCAGCGGCATGATGTTTCCGAAGTCTGACAAGTCAGCAAAAGCGAAGACGAGAAGACTTGCTGAGCTGTATGCCAAGTGTGAGAGCTATATCCTTGACCATCATGAAGAGTCGCCGGATATGATGAAGGAACATCTGAAGGAGATCTGTACGGGAGCAAAGAAAGAAGACAAGTCTCCGTTCCTCAGTTTCATGAAGGCATTCGCTGAGACAAGAGAGAGGCCGAATACCAGGAGAAGCTACGAGAGGACATACAGATGCGTAGAGGCATACGACGGTAAGTGCAGTTTCAACACCATAACAAAGGACTGGCTTGAAGGGTTCATCAGACATGAGATGGATAAGGGAAGGAAGGCCAATGGTATCTCGAACGACATCACACACATCAAGGCAGTATTCAAGAAGGCCATCGATGATGGTAAGACGCAGAACTTTCCGTTCCACTATATCAAGCTCAAAAAGGAGGAAACAAGGAAGCGCTGTCTGTCACTGGAGCAGATGAGAGAACTTAGGGATGCCAAATTACACGGCAAGCAGGCTCTGTACCGAGATTTCTTCATGTTGGGGTTCTACCTCATAGGTATCAATGTTTCGGACCTCCTGACGCTAAAGAAGGAGGATTTCCGCAATGGTAGGATAAGCTACTACCGAAACAAGACAGGTAGATTGTACGACATCAAGGTTGAGCCGGAGGCTATGGAGATAATAAGCAGATACCGCAGCAGAAAGCCGCAGTACCTGCTCAGGTTCTTCGAAGACGCAGGAACTTTCGACGTGGACCACTTCACGAACAATATGAACCGTACGCTGAGAAGGATTGGCCCGAAGGATCCTAAGGATATGAGAAAGTCATCGCCTCATCCTATTGACAGCAAGATTTCTTCGTACTACAACAGGCATAGCTGGGCGACGTTTGCGTCAGAGATAGGTATTTCACTCGAAACAATCGGTCGAGCACTGGGCCACTCCGTATGGGAGAAGACGGTTACGGCCATCTATGTCAAATACGACAACAAGGCAGTCGACGAGGCGAACAGAAAAGTCATCGACTATCTGAACGGTTAACAAATAAAATCCCCACGCCATCGGCAAATGACGTGGGGAAAGTTGTTTTATGGCAAGTATCTAATTATAGAGCTCGTTGAGTTCCTTGTCAACCTCAACGATTTTATCGGAAATCTCAGATTCCTCCTTCTCTGCATGATTCATCGCATCAACAAGCTGCTTCGATGTTATCTTGCGTTTGCAGTAATTGACCTTGGCGTGTTCGCAATTCCATCTTTTCTTCCACAGATCTCGCAGTAGTCTATAGGCGTCTACGACCTTGCTCTTTCTGGCGACCTGTAGACGGGCTGATTCCAGTTCCATCTCTGTATACGTCAGCTTCCTGTTAACTTTAACTAGTTCACTCTCCGCCTTCTTCAGCTTTTCCTTTGTCTCTATCAGCTCTATTTTAAGCTTCTCGTTGCAGCGGAGAGTGTAGCAAACTTCGGTAGCAAGAAGTGTAATGACAAAACAGTCAGCAAACACGTCCCAGATTCCAAGGAACGCTTCCACAATACAGAAGCATAGCCCGATGACAATGCATACGACAAAGATGTCGATGCGGTCGAAAATCATTTTTAATCTTTCTTTCATAAAATTAGCTCAAGGAAACCCACAAATCTTTAGTTTGTGGGAGGAATTGAGCAACTTTTCCTTCTTTCTGTTAATACACTTCTTCTGATGTCTACCAATCGTATGTATTTACAACTGATAGAACCTTTGTTTACTTTTGTTCCGTCCAATTTTCTAATATCAAAGAATCCGCTATCTCTTCTCCCAAATATGTAATACAAATCATTTTGGTATTCAACCAAGTCAAACAACCTATACCATTTTACCAAGAATGGTGCTTGATTGAGCTTCTTCCTACCACCTTTCAAGAAATTAACCTTGTGTATTTGTCTATTCTGACAACGTACTTTCTTTTGGTAGAAATAATACCCAAGCGGTTTTGCTTTAGAATTACCACTTATACATCTTGCATCAACATAATGGTCTTTTGGTAGACCATTAGTGATACGATTGTTCTTTGTGATATATCCAAAAGTCATATTTACATTAGGATAGATATTCTTTAGCCTCTCGTATGTAGTCCAACGAGTAATCCCCATAAATGCTGCATCCCTGAATGATGCACCACGTTTTACCTTTATATCTATCTTACCATTGTGATATGCCCTATGGCAAGATTCACATAGCGTGATTAGATTGCTTGGAGAGTTTCCTCCGATTTTTCTACTTTCAATGTGATGTACATTCAAGATATGATCTTTACTCTTACCCTTGCAATGTTGGCAAGTATGATTATCCCTAAACAAAACATACTCGCGGACGTTCCAAAAGCCAAGCTGTTCGCCCTTCTGATATTCTTCGCTTGATATACTTGGATTCTTAATCTTTTGTATGTTAAATGAAGCAGTCTCAACTACGATATTAGTTATTGGTAGGAACTTATGAATTTTTTCTACAACAGTTAAGTGAGTTTGAATCTTGTTTTCAACAGATGGTGCTAACCAACCTTTGCGTTTTGAAGATACTCTGTTGTTAAAACGAACCTTACGATAACGTAATCTATTTCTACGCGTTCTTCTTTGTTCTCTACGAGTAGATAGTTTCTCCACAATGTCATTTCTCAGTTCTACATCTGCTGCATACAATTCCTTCTCACTTGTTGTTGCCGAAATGCCGATATGTTTACTACCAGCATCTACACCCAAACTTATGGGCTGAACGAAATAAGTTGTCTCATAATCCAATTGAATTGTGAATGGGATACGGCATACAACGTGAGCAAGACCATTTTTCAATAATCTTCTCACCTTGCCAAATCTTTCAGTCGGCATAAGTGCCTGTCCTTCTTTGCCTATTACATAAACCATTCGTTTTTTACTTTTTTAAATTTTACTGTAAGTCGGATTTCTCCGTTAAATGCTCATCGCCAATGTTATGGAAAGGTTTTTTGTCAGCAACACTGTTCCTACCTCACAGAACTGTTTAATCACTGACCGCAGAGCAACAGACTTGAACAAACATCCGTTGGTGCCTATATATTCTCTTCTAACGTAGCACCCGAAGTGCTTAGGCTAATCAACTTGGGCTTTTTCAAGCCCACAGGTCTTTAACCTGTGGGTTGTTGACACGCTACAAATCGTTTTTATAATTATTGGTTACAATCCAGGAGCTCATTACAATGTTGAATATCAGCAAGAGAATGATGATAGCCCAGTACTGCCCGTCAGATAGTTCGATGGTAAGATAGTCGAAATCCTCGAAGTTCTTTCTGTGCCATTCCTTTTCTACAATCGGACCGATATACTCGGCGTACTTTTCGAGATTTACAGGATTGCTCATAAACCAGTCTCTACTCTTAACGCCTACGACCGGACTATCACACCATGAAAATGCGTTGCACCACTTAACCTTTTTGTTCTTATCGATTCCTACGCACACGACAAGCTCATTCTTGTTGCCGCCCTGCCAGTATGAGCGCTGCTTTTCAACTATTTCTTCCGGCTTGTTCGTAAAAAACAGGACGAACACCCTAAACTGCTTCCGCTCGCCATAGTATCCGTTCAGCCATCTCATCGCCTTCTCCTGGTTCTTCGGAATCTTCAGTCCAAGCACAGGGTTCTGGTCATAAAGAACGATATCCGGATACTCGAACAGTCCAAGCTTTCGCGCCTTCTGATTATCTATATCCTCAAACTTGAAAATAGAACGTGAGGCTTTCACTTTATTCTTATAATCGTGCTCGGAAGATAATGTGTACGAGTTTTCAATGGAGCCATCCCACGCCCATTCCTGAGCATCGCCATCCTTAGTGTAGTAATCCCTGTGCATATCAATGAACACGCTTTGGGTTCCGAGAATCTTTCTGACTACATTAAACTCGTTGTCGGTCATGAAGTATTCTTCCTTGTTCCTAGCATCAAAATAAGTCCAACGTTCAGGGTGATAGTCTACGTACGAACAATCATACGTTTCCGTACGTTGATGCTTTCCGCTTCCAACTGTCCTTGTACACGTGCGGTGTATGTACTCATTCCAGGCATCGTAATGACGGATTCTTGTCACGTAGCTTCCGAGATACTCCGTGTCAGCAGCATTGGACTGCTTGAACACGAACTCCATGAGGATGCCTATGAGGATGGAAGGAACAATGAGTACTGCGTATTCCCACCAGGTGGTCTGCTTCCTGAAGAAAATCAACAGGAAAGCAGCAACCACGAATGGGATTAGGAATATGAATATTTCCATAAGCTGTTATTTCTTGAACAGGTCTACGTCGTTATCCTCTCCAAGCTGCATGATCATCTTTGTCTTGGATGAGGAGATAACCTTGTATTCGATAGGTTTTGTATCGGAGATGAACCACTTCGCCGGATATGTCTTCACGAGCGTCTCGTGCTCACGGATGATATCGAGCATTCTCTCCTGTGATGTCTGAAACTCGGAGCGCTGAATCTCTATGGACTGCATGAGGTCCTTGTATAGCGAAACGTCGAAGTTAGGATTACTTTCCTTGATCCACTTCATAAGAGAGCCGTCTCCCTTTGAGTATCTGCCCTCGATAAGTTTCGGATAGATGGACTCGAATGCGGACTTGTACTCATCCGTAACCTGTGCCTTCTGCTGAAGAACCTTCCACATCTTGTCGTGAACACCCTCAATCTTGCCACGCTGAGCCTCTGACTGCTGGCGAAGTGAGATTTCCTGGTTGTTGTAATGGAAATAACAACCGATAACTGAACCTGCGGCGAGTACTACTATTGCGAGTACTGATGCCAAAATAATGTTTTTTACACTCATATTTTAAATATTAAAAATTATCCACTAGAACAGCTCCTTGATTCTTCGGAAGTCCTCGCCCTCTGGAACCGGGCAATCCTTCACCCACTCCATGTCCTTCACTTTCCACATAGACAGGTCGATGTCCTTAGGGAGAAGAGCCTTAATGTCTGCGAAGAGGTTGAGACGGAGGGAGCAGTCAGGGTCGAAACAGTCGTTAAGCTCTCCATTTCTCTTCTGCTCAAGCATCTTTGCGTTGATGTCGATAAACTCCTCGATATCCACCTTTTTGTGAGGGGTCAGGCAGATTCCGTCGAACTCGTAGCTGCAATCTCTGAGAATGTCAAAATCGAAGAATGCAGTATAGAGGTAGAACTTCGATTTCGGCAAGCCCATGGCGTATTGCGTCGCCTTGATGCCTCCGACAAGCCATGTTGTCAAATGGCTGTTACCAGGCAGCAGCGGTTCTCCACCCGTGATACTAATCTCATCATAGTCCAATCTGTCAACTACCGGAATCTTCTCGAAGTCGAACTGGTTGTTGCAGCACATAGGGCACTTGTTGTGACACTTTGCAGTCACCAGCAATCTTAGTTTCTTGTTCATAATCTCAAAATATTTATCTAAGTACATAGGGAAAATTCTGCCTATGTAGATTTTTATTTATATTCAAAATGGGGGGATTTTCCCCCATTTTAGAACCCGAGCGTCTGAGGAATCTCAATGCCGACAAATTTCAGCAGATCACAGAATCTGTTGTCGTACCACTTAATCTGGGTCTGAGACTGAAAGTTCGGATCCTGTACATTCTGACCGAAGCACTCGAATCCCTTGTTGAGCACCTTCCATTTCCAAGGTTTGTTCTTATCTCTGCTAGGACGTGTAGCTTCGTGGATGACACCCTTAGCCATCAGGATTCTGTTGAATGCAACAGAAGTGAAAGGAATGTTGTTTTCCTTAAGGAGATCTTTCGCTGCGTGGAGCGTAGGAGCATCTGTGCCGGCGTTAACACCTGAAGGGAGTGCGTCCGTAGGGATATCGAACTTTTCAGCAATCTTCTTTGCCCAGCATATCTTACTTGCCTCGTTGAGATTGAGGGTCTTTATAGTCCAATCGGCAAAAGTAAGATTCACTTGCAGCTTATCGTTCAAGGATGGCTGAGCGATACTATACTGGCCTGTCTTACGGATAGAAGGAAGGACCTCGCTAGTTACCCAACGTTTGAACTCCTTTGCACGCTCCTGCTTACTGCCAAAGATAAGCGAATAAACGCCACTCTCGTTAATAAAGGTTGCGGATTGCATTCTACCCAAATTGTCGATGATGTCACGTTTCGTTACATCATCTTTTTCCACATGGTCCGCAACAGCCTTACGACCATTTGAGTAACCAAGTGCATCTGTTACGTCATTCGCACAAAACAGAAGCTCTTTGCTAGCATTATCAGTAATAATGCGCACCTGTCCGAAATCAGGATTACTAAAAATTTGCATTTCGTTCATAATTTCAATATTTTAACGTCGTTTATCTCTAATATTAGCCTTGATACAAAGCTCCTCGAAGACCTGCTCGGCGTGATCAGTAACGGAGTTGAACATGATGTTCTCGCCATCCTTCTTGCGCCACACGACATCTACTCTTCTCAGGCGCTTCTTCTGCTCCAGGAATAGTTTTTTCAACTCGGGGTAGTTAGCTCCATCCTTAATCTCTCTAAGATTATTGAGGCTTCTGAGCATCTTATTGTTGGTGAATATCACCACAGACCCTCCGTCCGGAATAGAGCAGGCGACCGACACTATTGTCAGCAGCTCCATCTTGTAGGCAATGGTATTTACCTGTGCCTTCGACGAGATTTTATACGTATCATTCCCTTTAAGGATGATATAGGCTCCACCTGTGGCTGAGCCATCGTAGTTTCCTACAGCCTTTACATAGGCTACATAATTGTTCTCCATAATTTCCTCTACTAAATTATTATTTTTCTTTTTTTCTCACACGCACGCTAGTATACTAGAAGCTATGCTATAAGACTACCACTAACTAATAGTGTGAAAACGTCAAAAACAGAAACACTAGCATTTAATCAGGCATTCCGAAGCCATTATCCAATGGAACGAGGATGCCTTTACTTGCTGTTTCAGAACCTTTCTGGCTTTTCGTCATTCTACTTCCGTATCCGTAGATTTTGTGTCTGCCGCAGCTTCTTTTTGCACTTTCGTCTGTGATGGCATACGAGCAAGGAATTGCTACATATACGTTGTCTCCCTTCTCGAATGTCGGGTTCTTCCTGCCGAATCTCAGCAGCATCTTTTCAACCTGACCTGGCACTCGCTTGTCAGCCATGTGCAGTTCGGCGTAGGTCGATGTGATTTCTTCTTTTTTCTTCAATCTCTTCTTTATACCACTTACGGAACCATGCGACATTCCAACTCCAACCTGGAATTGTTTTATCGTAATGAATTTGGACCGACACAAGCGAGTCTTGTCAATTTTTCTACCACTAACGTGTGAGCTGTTCGATTCTTCACTACCGATCTGAAACAAAAACAGGAGTTCGTTCAGTCTGTTGTATATATCCTTCAGTGTATATTCTTTGTTCACTTCAAGTGTGAACATCTTTGCGCCTTTGAAAGCCCTTCCATACCTATTACGCTTTCTCGTACTATCCTTGAATGATGTAACGATGAAGCGACCATCATTCTGTACGGAGAATAATTCATCTGTCTTGATGGCGTTGAGTAAGAGCTGAGCTTTCGGTTGTCCGATACGAAGGGAACTCATCAATTGCCTTGTTTTCATATCGAACATCACGGAATTGCTATGCTGCATCTTACACCAGATTGCAAAGCACAATACTGTCATACGCTTACTCCTTTCTACCTTGGAGTAACCGCAAGCGTAACGCCTTACCAAATCAACTCTGATGTTTAATGCTTTTGGCATAACTATATAAACGAAGAAACCCTAAACAGGGTCAAGCTGCTTAGGGAGTCTTCTATGATTAAAGTTCACTTAATGTGAACGAGAATCCAATTTTATTGAGCGCATCAAACCTTGACCCTTTGAATTGCGTTACAAAGATACTACGATTTTCTGTTCCGTGCAATAGTTCCGTTTTCACCATAAACCGTACTTATTAAAGTAAAAAGTGAGGACATGTGTTTTAAAGACACTGGTATAGCAAAAGGTTTCAAGCGAAGTGAAATCTGCTAATTGTAACATTCATTAAAGTACAGAATATTTACAATTAACGTAGTTTAAGAAAAAAGTGTGATTTTCGTTGCTCTTTTGGTGGTTATCTTAATAAAATAGCCGCCTATCTATTAAGTGATAAGCGGCTATGGTGCTGTTATTCGTCCGTACTGAATCGAAGTCCTTGCTTTGCCTCCTCCGGGGAAGAGACATCCTTCTTCAGAAGGTAATGTATGTGCCCGTCATAATTCAATTCGGTAACGAACTGCCATCCTCTCGCTGACATGTAGTTGAGAATGTCTGTGAGGTTATTGAACTCAATCTTCTTTCCATCCTCGTCACGAAGGGCTACAGACTGCTTCTGTTCGCCCCATTCAAGTTCTAGTCTGATCTTCATCGCCAGGTTGTACGTACCGCTAATGGTACAGTAGTAAGGATGCTTCTCCTGCGCGAAAGATGATGCTGCTGTAAGGATAAACACCAACAGAAATAAAATCTTCTTCATAATTTCTCGCTTAACCGTGATGCGTAGGGCTTGGTTATTAATTGACAGGAGCCGAAGCTCCCTATTTTTTGGCTAATCGGGGCCGTTTTAAAAAAATCCCCTCCTACCCTCACGGGCAAGAGAGGACACTCATTTAAACAATCTAGCTATGAAAAACTAGAAATATCTTATTTCCCGCACTTAACAACTTCGAAAACACGATGCTCTCTGTCGGCGGAAAGTCTATTACCTTCTTCATCGCATATGTGGCCATCTTCGTTGACCCACATCTTCTGGTTTAACATCTCTTCGCACATACCGAGAATCTTCAGATACTCCTGTGCCTCGAAGATGACGTTCTTGCCATTACGCTCTGCCATCTTGAAGTTCTCGATAAGATCTGGATTCAGGTCAGGTGCAGTGATATCGTACTCATCCATTTCATCGTGATAGTGGATGTTGAGTATCTCCAACTCTTCCACCATTGCGGAGTTCGTACCAATCTCGCCAGTCAGAGCCTTCATAACGGTCTCCTTTTCTAGCTTTTCGTACTTCTTCCGACACTCATTGATGAGTTTATTCAACTCTTCTACCGTATAATCTTCTACCATATTCATTATTTTAATTGGTTAAACAATGGCAGGAGATGGCTTCTAACCACCTCAAGTTTTAGCTTAATCCTCATCTAGACCGTTATCGAGGTCTTCTTCATAGACGCCGAACAATCTCAGTGTATTGCTGTCAATCTCGGTCTTACCGACAATGTAGCGCTGTGTCATTTGGATATTCGGCATACCGTTACTGGTATGTCCCATCATGACGGCAATCTGCTCAAGAGGCACTCCCTTCTTTGAGAGATTCGTTGCGAACGAGCGTCTGCCGGTATGGGATGATACGAACCGATACTTCTTTCCAGTCTCTTCCTTTCCTGCCTTGAACACCTTCGTATTCGTATCTATTCCGCAGTCACGACAGATATCGCGGAGTGCTCTATTGAACGTCCTTTCACCTATCTCACCCGGAAGAGGCTCGTCACCAGTACCGCATACGAGGAACTTACGGAGTTTCTTGTGAAGTGGAACCCTTACCTCGGTCTTTGTCTTCTGAGTAACATAGACGAGGAAGTGTCCGGTATCATCTATGTTCTCTTCCGTTATTCTCTGGCAGTCGCTGTAACGTGCGCCACAGAGACATTCCATGATAAACATTCTCTGAACATATCTTTTTGTTTTCCCGTGAGGATTGTACTTGATGATTCTGTTTATCTCCTCATCAGAGAGATATACAGACTGGACCGGTACAGCCTTCGCTCTAAGTATTCTGCCGAACGTAGGACTAGGAATTTTCCTGGTAGCATCGTTCTCACGTATCACAGCCTTGATGGTTGCACATACGGTTCTTGCCGAGTTAGGAGCGTAGTTCTCCTGGATCTTCTCGAAGAGGTCGCGCAGATTGTCGTCCGTGATGTCTTCCCACAATGGCTTATGTCCAAGCATCTCTTCGAACATCCTTACAACCTTAATAAGCTTCGGGTATTTCCAGATGTATGCGCCATAGAACGTGTCATGCCTCCAGGCGTTGCTGTGATAATTGGCGAACCAACCCTGCTTGATGGCAGTCTTGTACTTCTGCTGCTGAGTGTAGCTCAGAAGTCTCTCCCAATCTCTTGTCTTGATTCTTATTTCTTCTGTCATAATTCTATAATTTTGGTTACTAATGGCAAAGATACGAAAAGTTTATAATATAAACCATCGTCTTTGCCGTTTTTAACGCTAATTTAACCTTCCGAAGCAGTCTGCTTCTCGACTGACACGAGTTCTATCGTATCTTCATTCCAGTCATTCCATACCTCTGCATAGTCATCTGCCTTATCTTTGGCATCTCTTTCTGATTCTGCAAGGAATACATAAGGCTCATCCATGTCAGCAGTAGTTCCGTCTTCATAGATGAATCTGTACTTTGCCACATAAGTGCTGACGTATCCACTCAGTTCGTTATTCAATCCGGTCGCAATATCAGCGAGTAGCTCGACCGATACGCAATCGTCCAATGCGCTCACCTTGTGATGTTCTTTATAATAGCCGGCACCGACACTTATGGTGAAAACCGGGATGTCGGTATCACCACTACCTACCTCTACAATATCTACAAGACTGCTATTGTTGACAACTACAGGCCAGCCAAGTTCTTTCTTCTGCACATTGTGCTCTCTCATAATCTCACGGATGGTGCATGCAAGCTCCATCTTTGCCGTTGAACGCAACTCGTCAATCTTGTCTTTCAGTTCTTTTCTATCCATAATCTTGAAATTTTGGTTTAACTTGATGCCCACCGTTCCCGGCAGGCTTGTTTGGCTACAACATCTCTGCTACCTCCTGTCTCAATTTCTCGACTCTCTCTGCCCAATATACCAATCCGTGCATGTCCGCACTTCCTGTAACATGGTCAAGGCAAAACTGGCAGTTATGCTTTGCTTTCATCAATTCCTTGAATTTTTCGATTTTTTCTTCCATATCTCTATTTTTAATTGGTTAATACTGGGAGCGTGAAACAATAATGTTCCACGCCTTGTTCGGCTTTACGATATTTAGCGCGGGAATACCCACTACCTTCAGGTGTGGGATGAAAGTGCATATTTTTCTGAATTTATTTGCAAAGTTGAAGAAAAAGTTGTATATTTGTAAGCATAAAACGTTTGCTTATGATTTCATACAAATACAAACTCTATCGCACCGATAAGACGAAGCACCTGGATAAGATGCTCCGCGAGGCTGCTTTTGTGTGGAATCATGCACTCGCGCTACAGAAACGCTACTACCGCATGTACGGCAAATATATCGGCATAAACAGAATGCGTAAGCATTTCGCAAAGCGCATCAACCGAAACCTATTGCACTCGCAGACGGTGCAGGAGATTCTTGACCGTCTCGATGACGCATATCTGCGTTTCTTTAAGCATCTTGCAGCACGACCTCCAAAGTTTAGACGGGCGAAGGATTTCTCCTCTTTTGTATTCCGACAAGGAGGTTATTCCATCAACGGGAACGTGCTGACGATAAACAGAATAAAGAAGCGTTTCAAATTCTCGCTGAGCAGACCTTGCGACGGCAAGGTTAAGACCCTCACCGTCAAGCGCAGTCCACTGGGAGAGTATTTCATCATCATGGTGCTTGATAAAGCCCCTGTCAGCCTCGGAAAGACACACAATGGTGCATCCGTAGGCATTGACTTTGGCCTAAAGACCTACATGACGATGAGCGACGGAACCACGGTTGAAAACCCGCAGTTTCTAAAGAGCGGACTGCGTCAGTTGCAGCGTAAGTCGCGGAACCTCTTGAAGTGTGTGCCAGGTTCCCATAACCGGGAACGGAAACGTCAGGATCTCGACAGACACCACGAGAAGGTTGTCAACCAGCGCAACGCCTTCCAGTGGCGGCTCGCCCATCAGTTATGCCGGCAGTACGACCGTATCTTCATCGAAGACCTCCAGCTCACCGGCATGACAGCCTTGTGGGGCAGGAAGATGAGCGATCTTGCACACGGTGAGTTCGTCACCAAGTTGGAGTACGTGGCTTCCAAGTATGGTGTCATCGTCCATAAGATTGACCGATTCTACCCGTCATCAAAGACGTGTACATGCGGATATGTAAACAAGCAGCTTCAGCTGAAGGATAGGCAATGGACTTGCCCCGAGTGTGGCGCAGTCCATAGCCGTGACCTTCTCGCTGCCCAGAATATTCTTCGGCAGGGCATTGCCGAATTGGAGAGCACAAGTAAGACACCTTCCGCAAGGAGGGCGCATGTGCGCCTGCATCCAAGAATCTCATCCCTTCAGGGGTGAGAGTATGTCAAACCGGCAGAGACACGATGTATTCCTTCTTCTTCTTTCGTGTTCTGCTCTTCACAGTGAATCCACAAAAATCTCTCAGCCACCCGGCAGCATTTCCGATGAAAGGCTCGTTCACTATAAGGATAGGACGGAGCATTCCGTTCTTCTTCATGAACTGATAGTCTATGAAGTCGAATGGGTCATCCGGGTCCTCACTCTTCTTCTCCCAAACGCTGACATCGAGATAGTCGATGAAGTCTCCCTCTGGCGGGTTATCCATCTCGATGAATCTCTTCGGAGTTAGGAGAATCGTCTCCTTAGGCTCATGAGTCATAAAGAAATTCTCTATAACCTCGTTGAACTTGTTCATGTCCATCTGTTTCTGGACAATGCCCTTTCTCTTCATAATGTCGGAAGCTTTGAGCATTCTTGTACCTCTTCTTGATGTTGCCATAATTCAAAATTTTAATTGGTTAGACATAATGTACCCCGTCATTCCTGACGAGGATTTTTGGCTAGTGTGCAAGGAATCCTACCGCCTGACCTTTCCCGATAGACCAGCACAACCTATCTTCCTTCAGACACTCTGTGCAGTTTCCGGTACACAGACGTGTCCCTTCCGGCGCAGACGTTCCGCTTTCGAAGATAGGATGCGCCTCCGGAAATCCGTGGCGGTTATCCATCTTGAGACCAAGCCATCCGCTGAATAAGATGTGCATGTTCTCAGGAATGACGTTTCCATCATCAAGGTACTGGTTGCACACATCGAACATCTTCGTGAACGCCAGGAACTTGGTATCCTTGTGCTTGCGTGCAATCTCGCACATCTTGTCAAGATACCATTTGTCCTGTATGTCGCCTCCGATGTGGAATCGGAATGCTCTAGGATAGAGGTAGTTGAGGTAGTCATCAATCTCCTTGAAGTATCGCTCGGGATTCTCGTGGTAGATTGCGGAGTTTACTGCTCTCGTATTGATGACCTCTTTATAGATGAAGTCGTTGCGGAGGTCGTAGCAGCTCTTCGCACATATTGCACAGTTACCGCAATCCATGACCGGGATAAGCGATACAGATGGGATTGCTCCCAATTTTGTGTTGCCATCACTGATCTTGACATGCAAGTCGCTGACGTTCTCTAATGCGTTCTCATAAGCTGCCTGTGCCTTTGACAGACGAGCATTCATTCCTTCCTTACCTAATGTCCAGTAATTTCTACTCATAATTCTAATTTAAAATTGGTTAAACTTAGGGAACAAAAACCGGCGTGTCTCACGACAGACCGGCTTTGAACCATTTAAACAAAATTTAGTTATGATATGAGTAGTCAGCCGCTGCTAACGACTGACCTGTTTGGCTAATCTTCATCTACTTTTACATTGTAGTGAAATCTTACAGTAAGGTAGTCTATACCCAGAAAGAATGTATAGATTAAAGGCTCTGCCTGACGCTCGTCGAGATACTGCTTCGTCTCGTAACAATATATGTTATTCTTGGACTCGCCTGTTAGTCGTTTGATAATCTCTCTACCCCACTCTGATGTACTCCACGGGCATAGCTTCTTGATAGATAGGTAGTTTCCGTTGTACTCTATCATCGTAGGTACGCCGCCGACAAATCCCAAGGAGAACTTATTGCTAAGATATTGCGAATCATCAAAGATAGCATCTAGAAGTGATTCATCGACGACATTCTTTCCGTCAATAGGAGCCTTAATATACTTTCTTGTGTCTACGTTAATTTTCTTCATAATCCTTCATTTTATTGGTTAGACATTGAATCGGTTACCGAATCAGTAACCGACTTTTGGCTAGAATGGTCACCGGCTGGCGCCTTACTCTATAAGTTCGATCTAGAGAGCTTTAGCTCGAAGGATTACCTCCAGTGAATGCACTGGAGGAGATCCTTCGTTGTAGAAGCTCTTGTAAACACAAGCTGCCGGGCCACCATTCTTCAGGCGGCGAACCTTACGTCTGATGATTACTTGTTCTCGCTCTTGGCTTTCTTCCATTCAAGAATCTTGCCCTGGACGCTTATGTTATTTTCCTTGATAAGCTGCTTGAGTACACCGAGCATCTTCCAACCCTCTTCATCGTAGAGCTTGGCTTTAGACTCAAGTTCCTTCAGAGAATTGGCCTCTGACATCTTTCGTCCGTTCTTCATGAATCTTGCTCCATGGAACATGATGAGGTTTCTCATCGTGTAGTAGGAACCAGACCCTTTGTAAGCATGGATGAATGCATCTGCCTGCTTGGTATCCCACGCGAGATGCTTGCGGTTCTTGTTGAACTTGCGAACGGCATCGTAGAGATCCTTGTGGTCTTCTACAGTAGCCATCTTGTTGGCAAGGTCACGGAGAGGATTGTATACCTTTCTATCCAAGTCAGCGACAAAAATGTCCTCGTTCTGAAGACGTACGTAAGGATTGCCCTTGCAGGTATGCTTATATGTCTTTTTCTTGTTTCCATCCTTGTCCTCCTTGGTAGTGTAGATGCACTTGTCGTCAATGTAGCTTCTGAGCTTTTTGATGTAGTCAATAGCCATATCGTATGCTACACAACCGTTGAACCAGCGATATCTCGCCTTTGTGTTCTCGTAGTCCTTGTGGTCACACATCTTCATCTGAGCGTAGAGCTCATTTTCAAGCATGCGCCACTGATACTCGTAGCCCTTGCGCTGCAACACCTCGTTGAATGACAGATAACTCTTATCCATGTCTCGCAACATGTGGAACATCTGACTCATCACCCAACGACGGAAGAGCTTCCAGTTACTTACGTATCCACCCTCTATAATCTGCCTGCCTACCGCATCGATGGTTGCATCGTCCATATCAACAGGGACAGCCGCACCATTTTCGATTTTGATAAGCTGATCATCACCGAGAGGGAAGTACTTACTTACGTCAACGCCTGCTGCCTTAAGAGCTTCGAGACGCATCTGCGCCTTGGTCTTCTTACCGGTAGCTGCTGTAGCCTCTACATTGTTAGTTACGATGTTCAAGTTTTCACCAGTGATTGTTACAATCTGCTTCATAATTCAAATAATTTAAATTGGTTATACTAAAAATTTATTTAACTCTTGTGGATGAGGCTTACGCCCCACCCTTGTTTGGCTCAATCCAGTCTCTGATGATAATCAGATCCTTGTCGTTCTCTGACTTCCAGAACCATCTTCCCCATCTGTTTTCCCATGCAAGGTTGCCTCTTAGAAGCTGAATCAGTATGTATAGCTCCAGCTTACATCTAGCTACCTCTCGTCGCTCCCCGTACATCATATCTTCGTCTGAGAGCTCTTTCTCCGGCAAAGCCTTGAAATAGTAGCGGCGATGGGATTCAGAACGTTCTGAAGGCACAGAATGCTTGTATGCCTTGTATCTCTGTTCTATTGCGAACAGTACTACTGCATGTGTCAGGTAAGGTGTATCTTTCGGCTTATCTTCCTCGGACATTACTATCTTACCATTCACCCTACATGTTCTCTTCTGGAAGTTGATGGTGAACTTAGCACCATTCTCAACTGCATTGATAATCTCGTCGTATGTCATAATTCTATTGTATTGGTTAATAGGAGTGCGCTCAGAGAATCTGTTGCGTAACTATAAGGTCTTGATTAATACTGTATCTAAGTCCTGACAGATCCAGGTAACCACCTGGATCTTCAGGATGATTGATACCGTATTGTACAATCTTCTCCTTGCACACCATTCGGCTCGCAATAACCTAGACTTATCTCATGTATTATGTTGCATGGATATATGTTCTTGATTCGATCCCGTGGATTGGATACCTGCGACGGCGGAGATATCGGCCGTCGCAGGTATTCCACTCACGTGACATTAAACCTCATACTCTTGATAAGTCGTGATGCAATTCACTTTGGTTGTTGTAGGTACACTCATAGGGCTGTTGCCTTCCTCTATCTTGACGATTGAGGGATCTTGCAATACGCGAGATTGCTGGTATCACCAGCCTTATCGCGTTGATACAGAGATCGCGACATAAAGAATTACTCCTCGTGTACCTCGTTTGGCAATAACGTTGTCTTCATCTGAGAGCGTGGCACGTAGCTCTAGCAGTTTGATCTAAGCTGTCGTGATGGCGCCGCGCTTCCCTGTGGTGTGACCAACGGGAAGACCGGCGCAGGCTCTTCGACATCTTATGTAAACCTTGCTCTCCTCTAAAGACTACCCTCGTGCTTGGGTGATTCTCTGACCGATGGCTCGGCACAATACTTTATGATTCTGATTTGACACAGGATTCGCCAGACTCAGGATCCTGGACGTCGTAAGTAGTATACGACGACGTCCAGAATCCAGAGTCTGGTTAAGAGACCTGTTTCATAAACTTCAGCCATCCGTCAGGGAGTGGTGGTGTGCGCCACCGGTGGAAGTCATACGGACCGGCACATTTCTATACTTCATTGATGAGCTACGCCTTGTGCGTCATACGAGGGGCCCGAGGTGTCTCAAGTTGCAAACTTGGATAACTCGGTCCCCTCAGATGATGTTATACGAGGCATCGCCTGAATCTGTCCGTCCTTCTCCAACATCCGTGTGATCGGTTACAGAGTCTGCCGGTCAGAAGATGCTGCGCATAGCTATATCAGATTGATAATGTCCGGTTTAGGACGAGCGTAGGACCATCTCTTATTAAGAGATAGGTCCATGCACTCCGCAACCGGGATATTTAAAACCTTGCGTCTTCATTCCGGCAAAATCCTTGCGCTAGGATGCTCATCTACAGAGTATTCACCAATGTGTTGTACGCTGCCCTGCTCGTTCGCAAGGCATTCTGAGCACAGCCGATTGATAGATACCCCTTGATTTCGCTCTCTGTCTTACTCCTGTTGGCTTTCACGTTCCTTCCACGACCTCGGTCTATGCAACCTACAGCCTGAGTCTTCACGTATCCGAGACCACCGACCTTTCTCTTGCCTGTCTTGACCGCACGGATGCAGTCCATGACGAATGCGTTGATCTTGTCGATGTCCTCTTTCACGTTTATGACCGGAAGAACCTGAGTAGCCCAGGAATAATCGCAGTACCCCTTGTAGAGATACCTATTTACTGCATTGATGGCTTTCGTCATCGTGGTATCACGTTTCTTTATCGTCCTCTTCTCAATTTCCTTTTGGAAGGTCTTGATACGTGTGGACGAAAGAGAGATATTGTGACCCTTGATGGAATATCCGAGGAACTTGAACCAGTGATTAGCGTCAAGATACTCAACCTTCTTAGGGTTGAGCGTCATCTGCATCATCTCCAGCTCGCTCTTCATGATATCCATGGCCTTCTCATAGTCTTCACCGACAAACAGCGTATCATCTGAATAGCGGACGTAATATCCTTTAAGCTTAGATAGCTTGTCGTCAAGATGATAGAGAATGACATCAGCCAGCCATGCAGCAACAGAGCATCCCTGTTTTAGGGACTGATACTTCTCGCAGAGGTTATTGTCCTCATCGAAATAGATGTCTGTATGATAGTAGTCACGAATGACATCTATCAGCGCAGATTTTCCGTACTTCTCCTCTACCTTGTCGAATGCCCAGTCGATGAACCGAATAGGCACATAATCAAAGTACTTGGAGAAGTCACCTTTCCATCCGATGATTTTTCCCTCTGCCGAGTATATTATCCGAGAAACATCTTGCACCACACGACCGCAGCCGATACCTTTCTGGTACGACGTGCAGCATGGATGCACCATCTCTGGCATCAGCTCGAACAAAAGGTCGTTTGCTATACTCAGGAGGATTCTATCTACAGCCTCATTCACATAGACCGTACGGAAATCTCCGTTGTCTTTTGGAATTTTCGCTGTATGCGGCGGCATTATCTTGTAATTTCCGCTCTTAATCCTCTGATACATAGCCAGACGAGCCTCAGGTGTTGTAAGCTGATACATTACTGCTTTGTTCATGTCCTTGAATAAGCCTTTCTCAATGGCATACTGCCATCTGACCTTCTCAAAGAACATTTCTAGGATTTTGTCTTCATTCATAATTCTTCTTGTTTTGGTTATTGCGCGCAGTCCTTAGCTGCGCTTTTTAGCTTTCCATAAATCCCTGTACTCATCAATGAGTTCATTCTCTTCACTATACAGCTCCAGGAGTCTTTCTTTTGAAAGAGGCTTCGTGTTGTGTACACTACAGCTGTTCGTTTCTCTGCGGATTTCTTCGAGACGATCGGCTATCTCTCGCGCTCTCTTTTCATCTAAATTATTCATATCTATAATGTTTTGGTTATTTGTAGGGAGATTTCTCTCCCAGTTTTGCTAGTCGATGTGCTCGTAAGAATCATCATAATCAGAGCAGAACTGCTGGTCTGGTTCAATCTCAATTACCTCACCTGCGAAATTTTCAGAGTCGAGAATAATATCGCTATTATTATAGGCATCCTGCACTTTCTGTACGGCTTCATTCTCACTCTCAGCATCAACGCTGACTACCTTGTTTAAATGCTCTGTGACTGATACGTAATATCTCTTCATAATCTTTAATAATTTGGTTAATAGTACGGAGCCATGACGCTCCGCTTTTATGGCTTGTATTCTTCCTGCTTGATACTGACCGCATCACCGCACATGTAGTATGTACTGCTTTCACTGAGGTCGAGTCCGTCTTCTCCGTAGATATACTCCTCAATCTGCTCTTCTTCCCATGAATCCGGGCAGTTCTTAATCAGTCTTACTTCTGATGCCGAATAATCCAAAATCGCTATATTCATAATCTCATAATTTGTTGGTTGATAATGTCAGAGGGATTGCTCCCTCCGTTTTTAGGCTAATGCGTTCAATAATCTGTGGGCTTTGTATGCGACAGGATTGTTGTACTTTACTCTCTCCCACTTTTTACGCTCACAAACTTTCAGGCAATACTCATGTGCTATATTCTCTGATAGTGCATCGAACGTGTTGTGTGTAATATCTGATGGCTTACCGAAATAAACTCTGTAACCATCCCTGTAGCATACTATACGTCTGCCAAGTCTGTAGATTGTTCTACTGCCCTTCTCTACAAATGTAATTCTTTCCATAATTTTCTGTATTTGGTTATTGGTAGGTAGCCAACTGGCTACCAATTTTAGGCTTCGCTCCATGCTTTCCACGCTTCATTCGTGTTCTTGGTGATTGCCTCGTTCCAAAGCTTCTCCAATTTATAGAAAATCTTCTGGAAAGCCTTCGATGTTGTCTTTGGGTCAATGCGCTTGCCGAGATAAGGTCGATTACGTGTAATCGTAATTTCGTCCTCGCACCAGCAACACCTGATCATCCCATACTCCGTAGGAGAACAACCTAGGTAAATTCCTTTTGCGTCATAACGCTCTTTACGTAACCACTTCGGGTAAGGAACGTAAATGGTCCATGCGTCAACACAGAAACGGAACTCCTTTCTTGTGTCGTGATAAAGTCTCAATTTCATAATTCTTTGTATTTTGGTTCATAGAAGAGGAGCATGCAAGCTCCCCTTGTTAGGCTGTTTCTTTTAGTTTGATTCCATTCTCTTCGAGAGCGTCTTTAATCAGCTCGTCAGAGTCCTCGTAGTACTCTCCCCAGCAGGAATCAATCTGCTCCCAGTCGTAGTCGTCCTCCGGCTCACGACCTATTTCCGTGAAGACTTTCTTGTAATGGACTTTCTTCTCTAAGACGAACCCCTTAACATCTCCCCACATCCAAAGACCTATGCACTTAACCTCATGCTCAAATAGGTCCAAGGCTCGCTTTCTCCAGTTTTTTGTATTAGTGTCACAATACTTTGAGAAACGCTTCTTGTCGCAGTAGGCATATCCGCTGACATAATCTCCCTGGTTGTATCCAGTAGAGGACCACTCGTAGAATGCAATATCCTTACAATCGTGCAGAAGGTATGTGAAATCGTCCTCTTCTAGGATATCGCAAAGTTCCTCTCTATAGTCGAATCTCTTCAAGTCGCTCGGGCAGAACTCTTCGTGGTTATACCACTCACCCTCGTACAGACTTTCAAGATACCACATGCGGTCACTCTTGTCATAGCGCATACGGTAATTGTCGACGTTTTCACTATTGATATAATCAATAATCTTCTTTTGTGACACGTAGTTACAAACTAGATCCTTCAATGCAGCCTCTGCATTTTCAGCGTCGACTTCACTGCTACAACCACGAGAAAGTCCCCTGTTGTATCCGTAATCGGAATAGTCCCAGAAGTAAACTCCCACCAAATCCCATTCTGTGCAAGGGCATTCGGCATCCTCATCCTGGTAAATGGTGATTCTGTAATCACCAATCTCCTTCTTAGCAAATTCGTAACTCATATCTAATATCATTTAAATGGTTTAACATTGAATACCCCCATGCTAGGGGATATTGTTAGGCTTCCTCGTAAGCTTCCTCCATCATAGAGTGAATCTCTTCAAGTTCGTTCGAGAAATTGTACTTGATGTTGTATTTACCGAAGGCTTCGAAATACCACTCTTCAAGATATTCTCTATCCTCGTTAGCCTGTTCGCTGTCCTCTGCGGCATCAAGTCTGGCTACCATCTGAGGATACAAATCGTAGTAATCGTTGCCATCGTAGTCTGATGCCCACCAAACACCTGTAACGTGCTTAGGATAATCCATAGACAAATCAGCGAAATTACCATTCATGTGCTGGTCAGGAAGATGGAGATATTTCTTCATCTCTCTGTTTGCTTCGAGAGTAAAATCCCATGCCATAGACTGGATATTCTTTCCGTACAAATCAGCAATGTATTCTTCCAGATCTTCTGCGTCATCGAAATTTTCAAGACACTCACGATAGAGATTCTCGATTACAGCGGCAAAACTTGCCACACCGATATAGTCGGCTACTTTCTCGACAACTTCACCCTTGTTGTTCGTAACAACTTCTACAATATTCTTTTCCATAATTCATCTGTTTAAATGGTTGATAATAGTTCCCTCCGAAGAGGGATTTTAGCTGATTAAGCTCTCATTGAGCGTGTACGTATCAATGTCGTACTCGTAATCGGTTTCGTCGGTACACTGGGATTGATGGCGGTAGCCACGCAATTCCTCAATCTGCTCTTTTGTTGCTCCATCGTCCTTGGCTACCTTACAACATCTTCTGATACTACCTGCTACAACAAGTAATTCGCGACTTTCGTGTGTATGCCAGTTGTCTGTGCGGTAGAGCGCATAAACTTTCTTTGCCATAATTCTATTTTTTAAATGGTTCATAATGGTTCCCCACGATGATGTGAGGAGTTTTAGCCACATATGGCAATGTCGCCATAATTTCTGTAGAAATGCTTGTATGCCTCAAGATCACTGGCAGCTTTCAAGTCTTTGACCTCCAGCTTACCGGTATCCTTGCGCACCTCTGCAATAGAGTATGTATTGTCGTGCGTCCACTTGATGAGGTCCACACGCCTAACAGGATTCTCTACTGACTCAACGATTTTACACTTCAGTAAATCGTCATTCAGGATTTTCTCTAAATCACTCATAATTATAGATTAATTATAGTTACACATTATTTCAGTCTCACTGATAATTTCAGCACAATACTTGCAGCGATGGCACATTATGTAGCCTTTTGCCAGCAATTTGCTGAACTTCGGATATGGGCATTTCTCACCCATGCCAGCTCTCGTAATCTCAATTTTCTTCATATTTCAATCTGTTTGGTTAATAGAAATCCCCACCAGTGAGAGTGAGGATTGGTTTGGCTACGGCAGCTGGCTAGCCTTTGCCGCATTCTCGCAGTTGGTAGTCGTTGAGACTCCCTTCCACATCGTTCCAAAATGATCTACGCAAAGAATCCACAAGTCAAGCTTGTCTGAGTAAGAGAAGATAAGATCAGGGAAATTCTTCTGCATCCATTCCTTATCCTCTTCGCTCATATTAGTGAGGAACCACTGGAATATCTCGATTTTGTCCCTGCCTTCTTCATCGTCATTTGTCCACTCTGGATACTCGATGTTTTCAATCACTGATTCGTCATTCTCTACAATCTCGTTACAGAGGATGAACGCACTTTTTAGCCAGTGTACGGCTGTGTAGTAATCCGTTATCATAATTCTAATATTTAGTTAATAATCGCACTCCCCAAGCGAATGGGGAGATTTTAGGCTAAAAAATGTAGATGGCAGAAGTTCTACCTGTCACGGCATATAACTGTCCGCTCTCGCCTTTCAAGAGCATTCCGTTACAACCGTAAATTCCTGCCGCATACCCGATCTGAGTATAACTTTCAGGAATATCACTTCTTTCGTTTGCGTAGGTTACATCCTTTGCCACACCGCTTGCTACAAGCGATTTCAGCTGCTTGCATGAATATCGTTCCATAATTCATTAATTTAAATGGTTTAACATGGTTTCTGTGCAGATAGACTGCACAGAATGTTTGGCTAGAACTTGCGAGGGCGCATGCACGATTGCTCAATCTCCTGAGCCTTCTTGTCTGCACGCGCTACGCGTCTGAAATACTCGCTCTTGTCGAGATTCTTGCGTCTGCACTCCTCGCTGATAACTGCCTTGTGACTCGCTACGAGCCTGGCAAGGAACTTTCTGTCTCCGTCTGTCATAATTCTGAATTTTGATTTGGTTAATAATAGAAGCAGGACACAGGACGTGACCCGCTGTTTTGACTACTTGCCACCGCACGCAATACTATGAGGACAGCAATGAATCTTGCCATCCATCAATCCGTGAAAGCAGCACCCTACACATCTCTCTGTGACTATATCCCACTCTCGCTCTATTCCGTGTCTGTCAGTTACTCTTACTGTTTCCATAATTCTATATGTTTTGGTTAATAGCAGGCAGCACATTATCGTACTACCCATTTTTTGGCTAGAGATTGTACACCGGACTTTCTGAAGCACACAGAATCGTAGGACCGGTGAGGATGGAGAACGCACAAGGGTCGAAACTCTCGATTTTCTTCATGCTCTCTATCTTCTTCTGTACTACATCACGTATGGATGACAGATTAAGTCTACCGTCAATAGGCATGACAGAATCCATGCCCACCATTTCCACAACGCTCACCTCATCGGTGAATCTCATGTTCACAAGGTCAAACTTGTTAATCTTATGATAAAATTGTACCCATTTGCTCATAATTCTACATTATTTGGTTTGTAGGAGAGGGAGATAAAACTCCCTCAGTTTTTCAAGCTGTATACTTCTTGAGAAATTCTGCGAGCTTATTGTATTCATCGTCAATTTCCTCCTTGTTATCCACATGAAAGAAATTTGCGGTACAGCTGTCTTTTATGTTAGCCGTGCCATCAAAAAAGACAGCAGCATGAGCAGACATAGAGCCAGTGTCGCCGTCTAATCTGACAGTAAGGCTCACACCTGGCAGATTCTCTGCCAAATCTCTCTGAATTTCCTGCAACTGCGGTAGGATGGTAGAACGTATGTACTCTACATTCTCCTTGTATTCTTCATCTATCATAATCTATAATTTTTGGTGAATAATTGTATGCGTGACAATCGCCACGCACATTTCAGCTCATGCACAATACTGCAATCTCAGAGAAGCTCTTGGAAATAGCCTCCTTGCTACGATAATCTCTGTAGCCTCTGGTATTATTATTGTGCCACTGGCGTGCAGCAATCTTGATCTTCTCCATCTCATGCATAAGCGCACGCTCAAAATTCTTCTGTGATTTTCTGTCTAACATAATTCTTTTGCTTAATTGGTTATATTATCGTACTGCCTAGATTTCTCCAAGCAGAATTTAGCTAAATGTTTCCAAGCACAATTATCGTACTTTCCAAATCTGTCACGCTCCAGGCAGGATGAAATTCTCCAAGCGGAGCGTGGATCGCCACATCTCTCTGAAGAACCACCTGCCAATTATCGTACTGCTCCAGAATATTCCAAGCACAATTCCCCAAAATATTCCAAGCAGAATAATGGCAATATTCGTACTTGCTAAACACAACAGAGCAGGAACGCTCTGAATAAATCCAAGCACAATTATCGTACTTGAATAAATAATCTGTCTTGCTTTCATATCTATATTTTATTGGTAATTGTTCCGTAGCCACGCACGACAATTATCGTACTGGCTACAGATTTTTAGGCTCACGCCACGCAGAATAATGTAAGCACACCATTCTTTAGCGACCCGAATTCTACGTGACTCAAAATCTCCTGAGCATCTGCAATGATACTCTCAACCTCGCACATATCGAGGCATTTAATTCTTAGCGTACTCATAATTCTAATATTTTTGGTTATTGTTCCCTACAAGCGTAGGGAGATTTTAGGCGATGCCGGCAGACCAAGCGAAATTCTCTTCTTCCTCATTCAGTCTGTAGATACTGGAAAGCATACCAAACAGGCGAGGGCTTGCATTAACGAGTTCATTGTAGGCATCCTCTGCACTCTGGTCTGTTACATTAATACGTACAAGCGTCTTTCCTATCTTCTTCAAAATCTGTTCTTTCATAATTCTAATATTTAAATGGTTCATAATTGTAGAGCGGAGATTTCTCCCCGCCCCGTTAGCCAGGACGTGCATCTTTGCACCACGTTTTATCTTTATCGTCTTAACTACGTGGCTCACACCCTACAGATTTTATGCTTCTGCCAGCAGCTTGTTTATTTCTGAGGAGATAAATCTCGCACGGATGACAAGCAACCGCTTTCAGTCAGCGTGGATAGTGTGCGCCTTGATACGCTGCAAATCGTGATTGCACACACAATTGATTCTCGGGTAACCAGCCCGACCGGACAATTCCAAACCGGTAGAATATGAATTATGATTTATCCGTCCGTTATCTCGCTAGATAACTGCACAGCTACGGCTCTTACTCTTTCCACGTGCCTCATCTCATTCGGTATCGTGGTGGCTCTGTGCTCTCTCGCTACCCTCGACGGGATTTCTCGCCCGCCTTTCTGTATCACTACAGATTCGTTTGCCGGATAGCTCTCTGAAATTTTGACAATAAATCCCCTGAGGGAGAATAAATTCTCTCTCTGGAATAATACCAAAATTTCTGTTTTGTTCCCTTATGCGGCACCGACCCGCAAATGTACGCTTAAACGTGATAGGAAAAATAAGGGTACGACGACCCGCTCCAAGTTGAAAAACCTGGAGTAAAATTTCCCACTGGCTACCGGTCAGATAGTCAGCGGGAAAAACTAGATAGCTAGATTTCTCTAGCTACCTTGTTTGTGTTACTTTTGCGCTGCTGCAAGTTTAGCTTGCAACTCTGCAATTTGTTTCTGTAAGTCTGTAATAGACTCAGACTTTTTCTTTGCTACCTTTGCACCGCTTGAAAATGCTTGGTGCAAAGAACACAACTTTGAACCCAAACGTTGCAAACTATCTATAATAGTGGTTTGCGTATCTTTGCCGTTATCATCAAACCACTTAAAGAAATTAGGTAGTTTATGTTTGCGGGAAAACTCGCTAACAGCAGAGCGCACACACTCAGTTTGCAAATTGCAATAGCTTTTATCTGAAAGCACGTAATTTGTTGCTAATTTGTTGTACTTAGCACGTGCTTTCTCTAGCTCTTTCTTTGCGCTTACAACTTCGCTATCTTTGCACTCGCTTAATAGCTTTTTGCGGTAACTATTAAGCACTTCTAAACTCTGCGCTAAGACTGCGCTACCTTTGCACTCAGTTACATAACTTGCAACCTTAGTACTTACGTGCTCGTAGCCTTGAGCACCTTTCATTTCTAAATCTTTCATATCTAAATTGTTTAAATGTTACTTATAAGATAGTGTCCTATCTCTTTCTTTTTGTACTGCAAAGGTACGAAAATTTATTGGAAAAAGCAAATTTTTTATGTTAAAAATCGACCCTTAAAGACGTTGTAACATATTGATATATAGGTAGTTATAGGTTTAACACTTTGTGGCAAAGTATTAATATATTACGTTTTACTTTCGTATATCTAACTACATAAGCACTAAATGTTAAGATTTTAACATTTAGCCAGTACGTTATTATTGTAACATTTTTTAGGTCAAGTGTTTTGTAATAAACTTTGATGTTTCACACTTTATTGATAATGAATAATTATGCAAGAAAACGAATATAAATAATATTATAAAGTGTTGGTTATTAAGGGGTTACATAAATTTTTTATAAATATAAACCGACAATTTGAAATAATTACAAAAACATTGTTTCACGCCGGTTTTCACTATATAAACCGACGCAAAATGTAATAATTTTAAAAGAAACACCCCCACACCCCCTTTATAGCTATAAATCAGCGCGGTAGTCACCTCATCTAAAAATTTTTTCTTCCGATTTTTCAGCCTTTTTGTAAAGTTTAATTACTTTCTACCATAAAGGATAATTATGCATATTCATTCATCCGTTATTTATTAACATTTGATAGCGTAAACTCTTACTTTGCAGACCAAACCATAAATGTATACCTATCCTTCATTTAATGTATACCTAAAATGTATATTTATACCCTTTATTTACTAGGGTTTTACCGGATATTCAGGATATTATCTGTATCTTTGTATTGTCGATATTTTATAGACGACATGTTATAAGGACGACCTGACACGTGTTATCCTTCAGAAAGCCCCTGTTTATCGGGGTTTATCCTACACAATAACGGAAAATTAATATTATTATTGTACATAAATGGAAAATGGTATTGCTATAGACACATTGCACGCTCAGCTGCTTGACCTTTCGAGGCATGACGAGTACGGCTTCGAAGAGCTCCGTTGCCAGGACTGGGGCAAGGCGAACTCTGAGAAGTACAACAAGCTGAAGTCCAATTTCATCAGGTCAATGAGACGTCTGGCGAAGAAGGCTCCTGTGAAGTACTACAACGGTGCTTACTACATGTTCAACGGCAAGATATACGAAGCTGTTCCGAAGATAGTCCTTGAGCAGGCTTACCAGCTGTTGCTCCTCGACCTGGCCATGGCTCCGATGCTCGGCATCAGTACGGTGATGAACAAGTCGTTCATGGAGGTGATAGAGTGCTACAACATACTGAGACCTACCTTTGACATCGTTGCATTCGCAAACGGAGTTGTTGACTTCGGCAGCGGTCTGAAGTATCCGAACGTGATGCCGTTCTCTCCCGAGTACCATGTCACATATTACCACCCATACGACTACAATCCGAAGGCGAAGTGTGACAGGTGGATGAACTTCATCAAGGAGGTCCTTCCGGACAGGACGTCAAGGATGATCCTCCAGATGTTCCTCGGTCTCGGTCTCATACAGAGAGGTACTGCATACAATCCGTACGAGGGGAAGGAATCATCGAAGATTGAGCTATGTCTTCTTCTTATAGGTACGGGAGCCAACGGAAAGAGCGTCATCTTCGACGTTGCCTGCAACATATTCGGCAAGGACAGGATAAGCAAGATGGACTACGCCGACCTCACTGCCGACGGTGACGAGGGAATGAGGGGAAGGTATCCAATAAGGAACGCCATCTTCAACTGGTCTTCCGATTCCGACCCGAAGAAGTTCGGAAGGAAGAACACCGGTATGTTTAAGAGACTCGTGAGCGGCGAGCCCGTCCCGATGAGAAAACTCGGCAGGGATATCCTGGAGGGGAACTCAATCCCCTACCTCATCTTCAACCTCAACGAGCTTCCGTTCCCTGATGATGCGTCGCTCGGATTCATCAGACGCTTGCAGTACGTGAGCTTCGATGTCACCATCCCTAAGGAGAGGCAGGACCCGGAGCTTGCGAGCAAGATCATCCGTGAAGAGCTGAGCGGAGTGTTCAACTGGATATTCCGTGGCGCGATGGAGCTGAGAAGCAGGAAGTACAGGTTCCCGGCAGCTGAGGGCAGCAGGAGACAGCTGCTTATCTCCCTTCTCGGAAGCAATCCTATCTATGCCTGGATAAGGGCGTATGATATGAGATGCAGCCAAGAGGCGAGGGGCGAGATTTCGGAGTGCATGCTTGCCAAGGAGATGTACGAGAGATTCGTCGAGTTCTGCAAGGCCAACGATGTCGAGGAGAAGGATATCCCTACGATCCAGAAGTTCGGGCGTGATATGAGCGACAAGTACGGCTTCTTCAAGAAGAGGTCACAGGGCGGAATGACGTATCAGGTGTACGGCGCGCAGATGATTGACCTGAAGCAGGAGCTTCTCATCAATGACGTGAAGAATAAATTGCGTGGTGAGGAGGACATCAAGCAGCCGGAGAGCTTCATTCAGCCTGATGATTAACGGTTATAAAACAGATTTCTATGATAGACAAGGAATATATCAAGGAGATTATCTCCTGTATCACGAAGAAGAAGGCTGACGGGAATATTGTTCCGGCCACCGCTTCGATGCAGGAGATTATGATTGCTGTCCGCGATGATGCCCTGGAGTGCATGAGGATCATGTGCAACGATAAGGAGATTGTGGTGAACAGAACGTTGAACAGTGTTTCATTCAAGTGCCTATGAGAAGACATCACAATCCGAACAAGGTTCCACCGTTCAAGCCAGACCCCGAGCATTGGACTAGAAAGGTTCATTCATGGAAGGCGAAGGTCGCATACGAGACTGAGGATGATGCTTGGGAGTTTCTGAATACACACCCTAAACTTATCGAGCATGGAATGACTGTCTACAGGTGCAATCTATGCAATATGTACCACTGCGGGCACAAGTATAACAAGAAATAGTTGAGAATATGAAAAAGAAAGGATATTATGAATACGAAAACGGAATCTATCCGCAAAAACTTTGGGTACATATCGGAAAGGATTTACCCGAATTGATAAATGCGGAGTTTGATGGTTGTAATCCACCAAATGACGGATATGATGGCGTTGCTTACGACAAAGCTATCAGAAAGAGTGATGACAGATATGGAGTTTTAGTTTCGTTTAAGAGTACTAAAGATATGACTATGAGCGTTTGTTGCCACGAAGCTAGCCACGCTTGCGATGCAATAGAAAATGGTATTGGTATGGAGCACGGCGATGAGCCTTCTGCCTATCTGATTGGCTGGATTGCGTCTTGCATCAACAAGGCTCGTTTGGGTATTGGAGATTTCGTTGAACTAAAAGATAAGGAGAAATAGCTTATGAAAGCGATTATTGTAATTAACCTTCCTTTGGGAATGGGTATTGATAGAGAAATCACAGAGCCTTACGGATATGATTTATTCTACGGAGACGAAAATATCGGAGCTCAGTGGGAGAAGCTAGAAGAACTTCGTGAAACTGGTGGCGTTATTATTGTTCAACCAAGTAGTCATACTAGTGCGGTTCGCGAGATCCTTGATCCTTATATTGGTGAGGATGGATTTATCAAGGAATGTGGTTTACGAAAGGTTCACACAGAAGAACATGGTGATTTCTGTATTATTCTTTATCACAACCCATCAGAGGTTATGGCTCTTAGAGCATTTTATTTGAATAGTAAAAAGAAATAGCTTATGATTAAGAAAGAAGATATTAAGGTAGGGCTGCGATTTTATATCACAAAAAATGATTGCTTAAAATGCAATTTTGACCATATAGGTATTCATGACGGCAGAACCCCTATTCTGTTCAATGCCGAGAGAAAGGATGCTGATGTTTATATATGTACATCTGTTAGCACAGATTACAAGTATATCGCTCGTTTTCGCGAGGAAGATATTATGATGTTTGGTACAAAGTTCGATATAGTAACGAAAGGTGAAGGAGAAGCCGCAAACAAAAAGACGGAGCAAGTATCTCACCCATCCCATTACGCTTGGTTGAAGGATTTGTGCGGTGTTGAGCCTTTGGATATTTGCAGACATCTTGACTTCAATACAGGAAATGCTATCAAGTATCTCTTGCGCAAGGATAAGGTGGATGGCAACAAAACAAAGACCGAGAAGCGCATCGAGGACTTGCGTAAGGCAATTTTTTATATTAATGACGAAATAAATGAATTAAATGGAAGAAATATGGAAAAATAGAACAGATGACACTCTTCCATGCGAACAATGGAAGTTGATAAATGGATGCAGTAACTATTACGTTTCTTCTCTAGGAAGAGTGAAGACATCAGATAGATATTCTTCGCGTAAGAGAAAAAATAGAAAGGACGATGTTGTGTTTGTGAAGGGAAAAATCCTAAAGCAATCGGAAAATAAGGACGGGTATTTAAGATGCTGCATCATTTATGATAACGGTAACAAGAAGAGTGTATATGTTCATAGGCTTGTGATTAAGACATTCTTGGGGGATAGCACATTACCCCAAATAAACCATATTGACGAAAATAAGCACAATAATAGTGTTGAAAATCTCGAATGGTGTGATGTTAAATATAACGCAAACTATGGTAACAGAAATACAAAAATATCTGATTACCAACATCGTCACCCAAAAATAGGGAAATGTGTGAAAATGTTTTCTCTTGATGGTGAAGAAATAGAAACGTTCTGTAGCGTGCATGATGCGGCTAGGAAAACAGGTTTCAGTATGGGAAACATTAGCGGAATGTGTAATGGTTCTAATAAGTATTCTCATGTAGGTGGATATATATTTAAGTTTGGATAAAAACGTAAGGAACATGGCACAGACTAAATACACTTGTAAGGATTGCTTCTTCTTCAAGAATGGAGCTTGTAACCACCCTAATGAGATTAGGTTTACTTCTGAGGAGAATCCATCTTGCACAGGTTTCGAGTACAAGGAAATAAAAGTTGAACTTTAAAATATTGTTATCATGGCATTACCATTTGGAAAGACTATCAAGACAAGACACTTCACCGTGCTGAAGTTCAGTAAGAGCTTGTCTAAGAAAGAAGTTGCTTCACTCAGAGAGGATATCCCTGCTGAGATCAAGAAGCATTTACAGAGAGGCTCACTGCCTTTCATTAAGATTGCGAACATTGCCGGCACATGGGGTATTGAATACTCTATCGGTACATCCATGTACGCTGCGCTCGATGAATGTGTTCCTGTGGCTGTAGGAGACCATTATGAGTTCTCCAAGGATGATGGAAACATCATCGAGGCATTTACCCAGCTTATGTATGCGGATACATCGTTGCCTGGCGATGCAGAATACACGGCAGGTAAGTTGAAGCTTCGTGACGAATACCTTGCCCGTGAGTCTGCGAGGATGAATGCTGCTGCCGACGAGGGTAAGACAGAAGAGCAGCTTCGCAAGGAAAGCGATGAGGCCGTACAGGAAGTCATCGACCGAGACAAGCATGCCGAGACTCTTCTTGAGATGGCAGAACAGATTAAGAAGGAAGGAGGCAAGGATGAGCGATAAATTGCTTGAGGTCGTTCAAGACCATACTTCCCTAGTAATTGCGCTCCGATTTATTTTGGAGGCCGCAGAGACGAAGAAGCTACCATCAGAAGCAACTCTTCCTGTATTCAATGACGACCTTCTTAATGATAGGCTTAAGAGTATACTTGAGTTGGTTACCGGAGAGAAGTATCCTTAATTGACTTCAAAGTTTTCTTCTACTTTCATAATATAAAAGTGAGGGGTGGTATCTGTGAAGACACCACCCCTCGTAACCAATTAAACAGAATTACGAACAGCAGAACGAATCTGTGAACGTATATCTGCCTGCAAAGGTACTTGGTTTTGCTGAAATTCTAGTAAAACAAAGTTACTTTAACACGAATTTAACTATTTCTTCTTCTTTTGAATGGTTGCCTGGCCATTTTTGAAGATAATGCAGTCCTCGCAGAGATTGTATAAAAATTGTATTTTTATGCACTTTTTTATATAGATTACTTGTATATTTATACTATTTTTTGTATATTTGCATTGGGATAGGTTGGAGTAGCTACCAACTGATAAGGCTAACTCAGTGGGCCTTCCCTTTCTTTTAATCACTGAGGTAACTTTTAAAATCACTGAGGATGGATAACAGTATTGAAATTTGGAAAGACGTAAACGGATATGAGGGACATTACCAAGTGAGTAATCTTGGCAATCTAAGACGCTGTAACGAAAAGTATAAAGATATTCCTGTACCATTAGAGTACGGGAAAGACGGGAGAGTATATGCTAGATTACGAATCAGGCATTCAAAAAAGCTTATACCACTTTGTCTGATCGTTGCGACAGCATTTGTTTCAAACGATTCGAACTCAGAGGATGTTTCTTATATAGATAATAATCCGAAAAATTGTTCCGCAAGTAATCTTAAGTGGAATATAGGATTCATAGGAGAAGAGTGGAAGGATATAAAAGGCTATGAAGGATTTTATCAGGTAAGTAGTCTTGGCAGGGTGAGGTCTGTGGAAAGAATAGTAAAGGTTGGCGACTTCTTTGTTACGAGAAGAAGCAAAATTCGCAAATTAAATAAGCGGCCTAATGGATATTATGGATTGCTTCTTAGCAGAGACGATACAAATGTAAATTTTAGCATTCATCGACTTGTCGCCGAAGCTTTTATACCAAATCCTCTTTGCTTGCCTCAGATTAATCACAAGAACGAGAACAAGGCTGATAATAGGGTCGAAAATCTAGAGTGGTGTACAGCCAAGTATAATTCTAACTATGGAACAAGAAAAGAGAGGGTAATGCAGAATAACAAGAGAATGCAAGGGAAAAAGATAGTTTGCATGGATGCAAACGGAAATATTTTGCAACACTACCCTTCTGTTCAGTCCGTAAAGAAAAACGGGCATAACGTTGCATTAGTACACGCGTGTTGTACCGGTGTTAGACATACACATCATGGATTATACTGGAAGTTTGAGTAAGGGTATCAACCCTTACTCTTCCTTTGACAAATTGCCTTGCCGTTTTTAAAAATCAGGCAAGATTGGCAGTCCGACGGATAATCTACCGGAAGATAGAAATGACAAGTTGTGCTTTCCGTATCAATCTCATCCTGCTTAATCTTAGAATAGTCTGCTATCATGGCTGTCGTCTTTTGCCACTCTGGAGAGCCAAATTTCTGCTTTCGCTGAGCGATAACGAGGTTTCTCAGAATCTCTTCCTTTGAGGTAGCCTTAATAAGCTCCTCCTGGGTGAGTTCGTCGCTATTCTCGTTCTTCGCTTTCTTGCCCTGTACCTCTGCGATTCTCTTCTGAACAGACTCTAAAGACTCTAGCTTGTTCATCTCCCGTTCCAGAACGTCTTTTGTCCAGTTGAATCCTTCTCCCTGGAAGGAAATCGCCCAACAATCCCTCATTGGCATACCTGAGCCACGGAGACTTGCATAGATGTAATAGCGAGGGTCTTTCATACCGAGAGCCTTCGCCTTCTTGTACGTATCGACGGATAACGTGTATCCTTTTGTTTCTTCAATCATAATCTTGATATTTAAAAGTTCAACGTTTGCTGTCTGCGGTGTTCTCTCCATACATTGATAGACTTGCCGTATATCCAATAGTCGAACACCTCTTCCGGCGACAATCCTTCGTCTATCATCCTTCCGCTAGCTTGGATATCCTTGATGGCCTTAATCCAGCTATTGTATATATGCGGATATCGTTTGCAGTCGGCGAGTTTCTGCTTATAGTTGTGCATAGGGCAGCACAGGCAGCCAATCCTATAGTAGCCCTCGTCGTACAGCTTACAATGCTTGATACCGAGTGTATTCAAGAATAGCCATACATCCTCATCTGTCCACTCTATGATTGGAGAGATGAGGAGCGATTCGTAGCCTCGGATACAGCCAATGGTACGCTCGTCACTGGCATTGGTGATGTTAATCTCGTGAATGCCCCACCGGGTTGGGCGGCCACGCTTCTGACTGTTCCTTTTATCACGGAACTCGTTAAGACCTTCAAGGGAGCCGCTGTACTTATGGTTGGTAATCTCAACCTCACTCCTACCCGAACGCTGTCTACTTTCTGCGTGGCGGATGCCTATGAGAACAACATTGCCTGCACCGATACCTTCTTTATAGACTCGGCAGCACCATCGTATCAGTCTTGTCGGGAGCATGCCTTCCTTGCGAGCCTGATTGTAGATGCTGATTTTCGGCTTTATCATATCTACGTCCGGATAGTGCTTGCGGCAGAACTTGATTACTTCTGGTGGATCGACGGACGTAAGCCCCATGTGAGCCTTGAACTTCACGCCTGCAATCTTGGCAATGTGATAAAGACACTGACTATCCTTGCCTGAACTGAAAGATAGATAGAAGCCTTCGTTAGGCGAGTATGCCAGCGCAAGCTTTTCCGCCTTTCTCAGCAGCTCTACGGAGTGCTTTATCTTCTCCTGGAATTCTTTAGGGAACTTCGGAAGAATCTCTTCTAAAGTAAAATTTAATTCAGAATTTATCATACTACTTATTTTTTATAAACAAACTCGGCACGGCAAGCACAGTTGGGATGCGCCGGGATAACCATCGTGTCAAGCGAATGTACATATCCACATAAATCATCGCAAACAGGGCAAGGGAACGACGATCCTCTGTGAACAAAGTAGCCGATAGCCTTATTCTCCTGCCCATACTCCTGCTCTGCCTGCCCCCACGCCAAAGCAATCACTTGAGAAGCATTTCTTACGATATTCTGATAGGCGTTCTTGTAGTAGCCTTTTCCGTAAGAAGGAACATCGATGTTGATATCCTTTCTCTTCGCCTTGGTAATGACTGATGTGTGATATGGGTCCTTGTAGCCGGCTCGGATGGAAGACAGGAGCTGCTGGTCTGAATATCCCATAAGAGTTCCTGCCTTGATCATCCTTACAATATCTTCAGCAAAGTTTCCGAGATAGACGGCGTTTCTTTCGGATGTCGTCTTTCCGTAGATATCGCTGACGAGAAACGATTCGATGTTCTCGTTGTCAATCCCGAGAATCTTGCATGAAACCTTGGAGTAAGCAGAGATGTAACTGTTGATACTCTCCTCTGCATCAGCAGTAACGTTCTTGGCGTAAGAGAGCAGGGCTGACTCGTTTGTGAGCCTGCCCGCACCTCTGTATCGCTTACTTGCGGCAATTATTTTCTGTGTCGATTTCCAGAGAATATCTGCAACATGGTCCTCGCAGTTTCGGATTGCCTGCAAGCGCTTCCTGCTGTAATCGACAGAACGTTTTAATTCATCCATAGGCTATTAATGGGTTTGGTTGTAGTGCTGCCAGTTGTTCTCATTCGGGGCGTTCCGATTCTCGTCCCATTTGGTTCCTGACTTATTTGGGCGTCCAGCTCCGCGACCCGTACGTACGTTTCCACTACCTCCATTCTGAATATTCGAAGTAGCTTTCTGCTCCTCAATTGCATTTTGAGTTTCGTTATCCGCACGTTGCATATCCATGAGGAGGTCCTGCTGGTCTTCCTCCTTCTTCTCCCGCATGATACGGTCGTATTCATCGTTAACTGGGAAGTCTGGGCAACGCTCAGATGCGGTCTGCTTTGAGAGGAAGTTGTTCTGAACCGCTGTCGCTAAGTTTGTTATTATTTCAGATTTATTCTGATGCACATAGATTTCCACCCAAGCGTGAATAGGAAGACCGGTCATAGTGGCCATGCAGTTTTCTTCAACTCCGACACCATACTTTGAGATACGAACAAGCTGATCAAGGAACGGATGCATCTTCTTAGCATCGTTCTCAGCAACCTCGATGGCAGGAGAATAGAGCAGCTTGATGGCAACGCCCGGAAGGTCACCCGACTTCAGCTCCGGTGGCTTTACAGTGAACGAAAGCTCATAGATGAGGTCATACGACTTGTTGAGCTGTGTCGCAAATGCATCGGAAGCGTCTGTTCCGTTAATGAAGTCTGCATCACCATTCGTATCGGTAATCTGAATCATCTTAGCCGATCCGTCTGTATCTCCAACAACGGTAATGTCGTCACCATCGCCCTTCAGCTTCATTATAGGGAAGGCGTAAGCCTTGTTGTTCTCGCAGAGATAAGAGAAAGCTTCCTCGTAGTCCTCGATGTTCTTCTGTACAACAGACCAGCATGGACCGTCATCGTTTCTTACGTATGCAACAGGGATAAATGGGAAGCCGTGAGCTTTCTCTTCAACGCAAGTGTAGTCGTCGATTCCGAATATCTTGGCAATTCTCTTGATAGTCTCCTTGACCTTGCCTTCGTTAACTTGCTTCTTGAAGCGGTAGAATGTCTTGTCATCCCACACCTCTACCCATTCAATCTTTTCATTGCCTTCCTCATCGAAGTCGTAATACTTGCGAGCAAACACAACGAGTTCACCAGTAAGAGGGTCGAACTGAGGATACAATGTGTCTCCTCTATCGAAAGCCAATGTGCGAGTACCGAATTTCTTGTTTTTATCGAAGAATCCGACTATAGCAGCTTCAGCAACCTTCATGTACGAACTTACAGCCTCATAGTGACGAATCTCCATATCGTGCATATACCATCCCTTCTTGAACTTGGCAAGGAGATTTATATACTCTTTCTGTTTCTTCATCTCATGATCACCGGCAAGTTCAAACTGAATATCGTTACCTGTCATGTGGAGAACATGCTTCGTATGAATAACTTGCTGGAAAGCAAATGCCGTTCTTTGAATCTCCTGGACATACCATTTCCCGTCTTCCGGGTTCTTTCTCCAGATGTCAGGGTAGAGATCCTTGTCGAAGATTTTGTGGGACGTAGGATAGAACTCACGAAGGAAGTCCTTCTGAGTCTTAATCACTCTGTACAATGTATCTTGCGGCATCTGAGGGTCTTCATTATCGGACACCTCGTTCCTGCAATAGCCATCGTGGGTCATGTACCCCTTTGGCGTGAGTTCAAAGAAAGGCTTCTTTACGAGAATCTTTCTGAAATTTGTTACCTTGATAGCATCCATAATCCTTTTACCTTTTTATTTTTCTTTTTTGTTAAACTGAATATCATTACATAGAACCAAGATTCAAAGAAGTCAGGAGAGTGCCCGACATATTTCTTGGCAATCTTCTTAGGTAATAGCTTGAATCCCCTATCATCGCTATTCTCGTCACGTCTGAGCATCTTACGCTCCTTCTGAAGAATCTGTCTGAGGGGAACCTTGTCAAATCCGTTTCCTGAATACTTTCTTTCAAGCAGGGCCGAGTCGATGGAAATCTGCTTCTCCTTTATCATCTTATAGAATAACCAAGCACACTGAGACTTCAAGTCCTTATAGAGGTATTTGATTCCTTCTTCTTCCTGATGATTCCTAGCGATAGGTGCTGCCTGGTTGTTGAATGGGACGGCATCCTTGAAGAATCCCTTGAAGTATTGACCGATTCCCTGCATATCGTAAGTGAAGTTACATTCCTCGACACCCCACTCTCTCAGTTTGGCCTCAACTACAGAAACGAGCGTCTTAGGGTCCAGCCTCAGCACAACCAAGTCTTTACAATGCCATCCTTCCCAAAGCCACATTACGAAGTTATCTCCGCCGGTGAAAGCAATATCGGCAGAAGCTCTGCGTTTTCCATCTCCTATCTGTTCTGCATTGTCGTAGATTTCATCAAGGTCTTCCATCTTGATCATGTCATCACCGGCGGCCTTCCAGTTCCAGTTGGCTTCAAGGTCTCGCATACGCTGTTCCTCGTCCTGTTGGGCAAGGTTGGCGAGATATGAGGCATCGGTAGAGATAAGCTTAATGTTCTCTGATACGTCAGCACGAACGAATGTTGCCGACTTGATGAACATTTCGAGCTTTGTATAACCAAGTTCCTCATAGCTATCCTTCCAAAGGCTATCAATAATGCCCTTGCACTGTTCGTATACCTCTTCTCTTGTATTACCCCAGTAGATTGAGTCAGGCGTATCGCCGTCCATGAAACAGTAGCGGATAACTCCATCTCGCTCCGGTATAATGTATCCATTCTCGTCAACCCACCAGTCGATGAACTTTCTCACCCAAGATTCCGGGTCCGGGTTACAGGTAATCCAGAAGCGGTTTCGGATATGCGCTGCATTTCGGTTGTTGGTCAAGAGGTACTTGAACTTCTTGTATGGACACTGAGTACCCTCATCGATGCAGACATAGGCATACTGGCGACCCTGGAATCGTGTCTTGAAGTCCTGATAGGCTCCAGCATAGTACGAGAATTTGAGCCATCCTCCGTTATCGAAGTTCCAGGTCATATCATTTTGTGACTTATTGTAAGTTCCAAATTGGGAGAACAATTTATAAGAGTCTGTCACTAAGGACTGTAAGTCGTCTTTTTCGTTACGAAGAATTGTTGCATGAAAATCTGGATTTTTAATATCCTTCAGAACTTCCATTAGGGAAGAGAAGGACTTGGAGTTGTGAGTGACGATGAAGTCTTCCACCATAAACAGAGAATTTGTATTGTTCACTGCAATACAGCAGCACTCCTTCTCTCCTACATATTCAAAATCAACAATCCTTCTTCCCAGTTCGCTTACGCCGCCATTGTACTCGGTACAAAGCACCTTCTTACGTGGAAGACGGAATAAGCGTTCTGACTGATTAATTCTGATGTAAATATCATAATAATCGCTTGCCTTAATACGTTCTCCATTCTTGGTGTAGTGGTTCTCGTACTTATTTATAGTGGCAAGTCCTCCAAGGCTGTTCACCAAAAACTTAACGTCTTTAGCAAGTTGCTCACTGACTGTCGAAAACATACAATGTCCACGCTTGTCCACAGTACCATCGGTATCCATAAGTCCTTGAAGAATAGCCCACCTTGTTTCTATAGAGCCAAACTTATAGAAATCTGGAACCGACTTATTGAAAGCGTCGCAACCGTATAGCTTTAAACCCTCAAGATCATTACGTAATCTCTCATCCTTGATTCTGTAATCACAAGCTATACTGCCTTGTTTTTGTGCATAGTTAGTCATATCGATGCCAGCACTCTCAAACTCTCTCACGATATCTTCGTCTGCGCTACATAGCATGGCATCATAACTTCCATTCTTTATATTTGCGGTTATACATCCATCTCCAAGTATGGCGCCCATAACATAAGGTGAGCTCGTTGGTTTGTAATGACGATTTCCCCAAGAGCGAGTAAACTTTACAGGCTCACACAAAGGTATGAGCAACTTGCTATTTTTAATCTCGCCAGTCTTCAGCTTTGCGAGGTGTTCAACAACCATCTGGGTGGTCCATACCCTATAATCATCATTGATAGATAACCCGTTAATGATTCTCTTCTTGCTTCTATAGCAAGTCTTACGTACATTCCAGAGGTGGTCGTATGATGCAATAACTTCAGACCCATCGACAAACTTTAGTTTGTAAGCAGGAAGTTTGCCGTGGTCTTTGCGATATACGACACGCTGCATTCCACCATCAGTTCCACTGATGATGTCACCTGCCTTTAAATCCCCGATACGCCTATAACCAAATGGGGTAACAACCTTGGTATCGACAAGAAGTGGTCCGCCTCGCGAGCCGCCAACTATCTTAATATCAGCATCAATAGACAGCATGCGCTCCTGACCGCCACGCTGAGCTATAATCTTCAGCTTGTCGGGATGCTTCTTATCGGCGTCTCTTAATGATTGGATATACTCTTGAGTATAAATAGGCTCTCCGTTATCCAATTTTAATCCTGAAAATACTTCCTTTTGCATAAATATACATTTAATACTGCAAAAATATACAATTTTTCTTTGATAATTGCATATTTATTCATATATTTGCAAAATAAAAGGTATATTTATACGTTTTCGAGGTGGAGGGACCACTTTCGGGATAACATTTTTAATCAAAAAGCAACATGACAAGAGAGGAACTCTTAGCATTAGTGAACAAGGAGGTTGATACCACCAAGTTCAAAGAACTTAGCCAAAAGACCATCAATGAGGAACTTGATGATGTTTTGGAAGATTTCGGTGATGACGAGGAAGCAAATTCCAAGTTGGTTACCAAGTTAGCAAACCGTCTGAAGCGTATCAACGGCAACTTACACAAGAATATCTCTGACGAGGTAAAGAAGAGCAAGGAGGAGGCTGAACGCAAGAAGAAGGAAGAGGAAGAGGAGCGTAAGCGCAAGGAGGATGAAAAGGGTGACGATCCTGACGACAAATACTCCAAGCTGCTTGATAAACTTGAAGCTCTCGAAAAGGCTAACGCAGAAAGAGACAAGAAGGCTGCAAGGAAGGCAACCATCGAGTCTGTAAAGGCAGGTTTGAAGGATAAGTTCGACAAAGCAAACCTTGAAATGAAGAACTACTTCCTCAATGCTGCAATCGCAAAGCTGGAGATTCCGGACGAAGATGCCGACATCGACGACCTGGTTTCTAAGGCTGAAAAAATCTACACCGCAGAGTACAAGGAAGCTACTGGTGAAAACGGTATTCCTGCAAAGGGACAGCGGACATCTGGTGGCGGAAGCTCTACTGACGACGACAAGTTCATGGATGAGGTTGCCGAGCGTCGCAAGAAGAGATACGGCGGCGGTGGAGACAATAAGTAATTTCAGGATAACAATTTTAAAAAGGTAAAAAGATTATGGACAACACTTCTATTTCCTACATGGAACAGATGGGTACTCGTGGCATGCTGAACCACGGCGCGACCATCGTTCAGACAGAAGGTAAGGTCGGCGGAACCCGATACGTGTTTGCCGGTCTTGAGGCACTTATCAAGAATGCCTTCGTTCACCCACCTATTGGTGGTAAGCTTGTTAACCCATTCAAGGGCCAGGCTAAGATTTATGCCGGCGACTTGATTGAGCACGACCTCGGCTTTACAGCTGGCAACGAGGGTCCTGGTGCAACCATTAAGATTCTGAAGGCCTACGGCGTGGCAAAGGCTACTGCTGCGGCTACAGACACAGACATCTACATCGTTCGTAACGGCTTCGTTCACATCCCGTTCCCTGGCGACACCATCATGATCGGCCAGAAGGACTTCAAGACCAAGGCAAAGGGTGTGACTGTTTCTGCCGTTGAGGCTATGACTGATGAAACCGCAGGTGACGTTTGGAAGGTTACTCTTTCTGCTGCTCTCGGCGCATTGAAGGTAGGTGATGTATTGGTTGAGGCTGCAAGTGCAGGCGAATCCGTATTGCCTATGGTAACCAACCCTAACTGCTTTGCTCCGAACGACAATGACTTCCCATATTTCGATGCCGGCGGCGACAAGTACCACAAGCCTCGCACAAACGTCAACTTCTGTATGTTGAATCCAGACTGCGTTATGTGGCTTGACCGTATGGGTCCTGTTCCTCCTGCTGTCAAGGCGATGAACAAGTCACTCTACCCAGAGTTCTGGCATATTTAACCTATTGTCTAACGTAAAAAGATTGATTCAGGATTATGGCAAAAATTGATATTGGTGTCGAGCAGCTTGCGAAGTTCTTCACTGGTAAGGGTAACAACACTTACCTTCAGAAGTTCGTCAATCGTGACGGCGTACTTCGCTGTAACAACGGCTGGTATCTGACACAGGGTGACATTGATCCAAATCTCACCCCTACATCTAACAATGGTGATGCAACCTTCAAGGTTCGCACACGTACATTGAACCCTGCAACCTTGATGAACCTCCGTGCTCCTCTCGGCGAGGGCTATCAGAACGACCACGAGGGTATTGAGTGGTACACCGCTTCTATCCCAGACTTCGCTGCTGACGGCTTCCGTGAGACTGCGACAGAGCGTTACCACAAGATGAAGCTTCTCCAGGATGAGTTCGGCAACGACGCTGACCTGGTTGATGCTTACCTCGACAAGGTACAGGTATTGTACGACTCACTCGACATGACTATGACATACATGTCAGCCCAGTTGAGTTCGACCGGTTTCATCGACTACGACAAGATTGGTCGTGGTATCCAGGAGCCTCTGTGTGACGCAAAGGTTCCAAAGAAGAACTTCAAAAAGGCGGGTACGCTTGCCTGGAACGATCCAAACTGCGACTTGCTTGAGCAGATGCGCAAGTTTGAGGAGGATTGGCGCAAGGAGAACATCGAGTACCGCAGTGTACCTCTCGTATGGCAGATGACCAAGAACGACTACAATAACGTATTCTTGAAGAACAAGCAGATTGCTGAGTTGTACAAGAGCTGGGCGAACGCTAACTTTGTGGCAGTTTTGCAAAACTACGGTCCAAACGACGCAATGTTCTTGAAGTCTGTTGTTGACCTCAACGGTCTTTCTCCTATCGAGATTGTTGATGAGGTTGAGCACAACAAGCGCTTCGATGGCACAGTTACAGAGATTCATGGTTGGGCAGACGGAACAGTCGTTCTTCGCCCTGCTGGCAAGCCTTTGCGTTTCATGCGCAAGGAAATTCTCGATAAGCGAATTTTCGACACTCTCGGTAACAAGCTCGTGGACGTTGCTTGGGCACAGACCAACAACCGCCTCGGTTTACTTCGTAACATGGTCACAGCGAACGGTATGTTCCAGGAGTTCAAGACAGACTTGTTCCTCGCTTCTGTTCCTGCTATGCTCGATTCCCCTTACCGTTGGATTATCGACATCACCAAGAAGGGTTAATTCTTTAACGTAACTAGATTGTATGACTATGGATTCGGAGATGAACATTTACACTGTGAACGACTACCTTATTAATAAGGTGAAGTTCGAGATGCCGATGAAGGCTCTGTTGGGCATCATGCACGACAGGGAGCTTGAAAATGGAATTGACCTCGAAGCCTGCGACAAGGACAAGGTTAGACTTGCCTATGCCGACATGCTGAAATGGTTTGTTCTTGGTCCGAGCAAGGTGAACAACACCTCCGATTCCGATAACGGATGGACTCATTCGGGAGGTGGCTATGATATGTCGGACAACGACAGGAGCGAGATGAAGGCAGAGGCTAACGCTATCTATGCAGAGCTGGAGCCTGATTCGATGCTCAAGAAGAAGTCCACCTTCCGGGTGACCTCCCACGGAGTAAAGAGGGCGAATTATTCTCCTTGGGGAGAACCTCTCCCTCACATCATCAAATAAGGCGTATGGAAAAGGAAAACATCAGAAATCCAAGATACCCTCACATCATCAAGATCGTGAGGAAGGTCGTCGGAAAAGCCGACCCTGATGACCCGTTCGCCGATGATGATGCTCCAGTTGGTGAGGACAAGGAAATCATTCTCTACTATGGCGAAGGCCGCAGCTACACCGATACTACTACAGAGGGAGACAAGAACGTCGATCAGAACAAGAGGAAGGCATCGATTCCTGTCAGATATGACGAATGGGATGCTGACAGATGTCCTCTTGACGGCGACACCATCTACTCCACTGTCGGCAACAACACCGAAGTAGGTATGGTTAAGGACTGCGAACCGGATAATAACAGGACTGTTGTATATTGGAATTTGACAAGGGTTTAGATTATGACAAGTTTATCAGGTCAGTTTTTACAGGTCGAGAAGAAAATCCGTCAGATGGCTGTAGCAAAGATGCAGCAGAAGATGGATCATGCGGCTGAAATGACAATGAAGGCTGCCGACAAGTCTCGCAACTATGATGACGTAACCGGTAACTTGTACAAGTCAACCGCTATCGGTACATATTACAACGGCTCATTGCAGTCGATTCATTACGCTCCTGGCCCAGAGCCAACCCGAGTGACCCTTGCGGCCGGGGAAAGATACAACCTTGATAAGTATTACCGAAGTTCGTTCTCCTTCAAAGACAGCGGACGGAGACCTTTCAAGGGTGAATATGGAGAAGGTGGCGAATATGGTCCGAACGCTGCGTGGGATGAACTTGTTTCAAGGGAACACAACAAAGGAAAGTACGATGCTACATGGCAGATGCTTCTTGTTGCCGGTGTGGATTACGCTAAGTTTGTCGAGGTAAAGAGAGGTCACGACGTGATTACCTCTCTTAGAGAATATTTGGTTAGATACTTTAGATCGATGTAAGGTATGGTTAGTATTAAGACTCTATATTTCGATGTCGGTAATGCAATGAAGGGGATTTGCGACAAGCTCTACTCCCGGAGCCGACCAAAGGCAGTTGATACGAAAATCAACAGCTACATCGTGGTATACTTTCCATCTAGTATCTACAATAACGAGATGAACTCAAGTGGAGTTTACAATGATTTCACCACTATAGCTCAAATCGAATTGTATGTGCGCGATAAGAATTCGGCAAGCAACCTGCACACATTTGATGTATCTAGCGTTGACGAGAAAGTCCAGGAGATTATGGACAGATTTCCAATCTCCACAAAAAATCTCATTGTTTCCAATCCTCGTATAACACTACAGACAGACGACGGCGCAGGTTTTTCCGTGACAATCATACAGGGAAGGTTACGCACGAAATAAGTATTCAGGTATAACAATTTAAAATATTTTAGATTATGGCTATGACAACTATTGACAAGATGAAGGACATTTTCAATGGTCCTAAAACTCTGCTCTACTCAAAGGCTATTACCGATTTGAGCAAGGCTACAGTTGACATCACCCCAGAGGTTGAGCTTCCGGTTACCGTTGACTCGCTGAAGGCGACTATGGATGACCCAACCATCAACCACTACAAGGTTATCGGTCTTGCAGGCGACTGGGCAACTACCGCAGAGCTCGGCGACTTCAACGTAGAGTTCGTTGTTCCTTCAAAGGCAAAGGACTTGCTGACAATTATGTTCGGCGAGGATGCTATCACTGAGCTTACCAAAGTTACTCTGAAGGGTACAGGTGACGCTACCCTCGACGCTACTACCGGCTTTACAGGTATCGCTGTTGAGCCTAAGAAGTTCAAGATCAAGGGCACTATCGTTATCGTTGACGACGAGAAGGAGAACCTCATGGTTATTACCAACATCGCTCTCTACGCTACCTTGCAGTGGGATAACTCCGGTACTGAGCCTGTTGCGTTTAAGTTCTCAGGTTCTATTGAGGGTGCAGGTAAGCGTAGCATCGCTTGGCTTACTAAGGCTCCAGCTAGTGGGACACCAGGCTCTGGCGCTTAATCAAGAGGAAAAAGCTTCTTTAGGTAATTAGATTCAGGATAACAAACCGTTGGGCGGCAGGCTAATCAACAGCCGTGCCGCCCTTCTTCATTTAATCGCATACAATCATGGCAGAAGAAAAGAAAATAGAGCAGCCTTCAGTGGACTTGCAGGAGTTGCTTGACAGCGTGCTGCACGACGAGCCTACCGAGTTCGTGTTCAGAGGGAAAAAGCACAAGCTCGGTTGGCTTCGCAAGGGAACAATGAGCAGGTGTTCCCACATCAGGGCAAAGGAGAAGAACGAATGGAAGCGTAATGTAAAGATTTGTGTCTGCATTCTCCTCAACAACATCTGGAAGATACGATTCCTGTACTGGATCTACTGGCGTTGGCTCTACTACATCAAGGATGTGGACGTGGCCGAGGTGCTGAGAGTCCTCGATGTTTCTAAAAAAAAAATTCCATCGAACGCATTCTCACTGGCTACCATATTAGCGACCGGGATGACGGACGTGATGATGACGATGACGAGGAGCGAAGTAAAAGCTATCCAAGCAGAACAAGCTGGGGAGCAGCCTTCTCACTAGCGGAGAAGTTCGGCTTCCTCTTTCAGCGCAAGTACTTCATTGCAGCATACGACTACTGGTGGGGCTATTCATCGGCGCAGATTGACCTCATGGTTGCAGACCAGCCTCTTGTCGTCTATCCAAAGGCCAAGAAGGAAGGCGGTCCGAAGAAGCATACCAAGAAGGAGATGGATGACCTCTACGACAGGTGGATGGAGAAAAAGAAGAATGAGGGAAGCCTCGTTGGCAAGAAGATAAGTCTTGCTGATTACTTAAACAATAAACTCTAATTTAAAAATATTCAGGATATGGCAGGTGGAAATATGGGAGACCTCAGTTTCTCGCTCACTCTAAAATCGAGAATTGAAGAGGAAACCAAAAAGATTATCAGAGAATTAAACAAGGTTGATTCTACTGGTAAGCAGGCACAGAATGCTTTAGAAGCAATATCCGAAGCAACAAAAGGTATTGGAGATAAGGGAGGTCGTAGTTTTGAAAAGCTAAACAACTTCGTTAAAGAATTACGTCGTAATATTGGCGTATTTTCAAGCGAAGATTTCTTCAGTTCGAAAAAACTCCAGCAGTTGGAGTCTGTCCAGGACGGATTGTACAAAATAGGCCGCATACTCGGAGAGGTGTCCAAGGAAGGTGCTGGATTCAACATATTTCCTAACAGCGTTGCAACTGAGGCAAACAAGGCAGAGAGAGAACTTTATAAGTTATCTTCTTTTATCGCCGAGATTAATAAGCGACATGGCGAAGGAATACAGATACTTGGTGTTGATTCAACGAATAACATACGACAATCGTTGGCAGAGTTGTCTAAATACAGGACTGAATTAGAACAGATTAGGAATAACGCAGGTATTCATCCTATTACCGGACTCACAGCAACTGATGTCGTAAAGAGTTCCGGGTATCTTAATGCTATAGATAAAGCAAATACTTATGCAAAGGTTATAAAGGACGCAGCACGCGAGGCAAAAGAGGCAGAGAGGCAACGCCAGAATGATTTGAAGAACACGGAGCGTCGGTATGATTCTCTCGGAAATAAGGTTCGCCAGCTCCGCTCTGAATACAGCCGAGGAATTTCTGTTGGAGCAGATGTTAGTAAAGCAGAAGCTGAGATTAGCAGGCTCCTTTCTTTAATGAGGGATCTTAGAACTATCAAAGACAGACTCAATTCAGAGAACTGGAAGGATAGCCTCGGTATGCTTGGCAATATCGGTAGTGGCCACGATACCACATTAGCTTCTAGGGTTCTTCAAGATCAGAAAGCAGTAAACCAAGAGGTTCAGAAAGGTATCGAGCTTGAACAGAAGCGTCAGCAGGAGATTGCTCAGACGGCTGCAAAGGTTCAGTCTGATTTGGTTCGCGGCTTCGAGAAAGCTAACAGTCATGCAGGAAAGCTGAATTCAACCGTACAGGACTTGAAGTCGCTTTTCTTGCAGGGAGGTCTTGTGTTCGGCGCCCAGCAGTTCGCTATGAGCATCATCACAACTGGTGGTGAGATGGAGAAGCAACATATTGCCCTCCAGTCCATCCTTGGTGATATGCAGAATGCGAACACAATGTTCAATCAGATTAAGGAACTCGCTCTTAATTCGCCATTTACATTCTCTGAATTGAACCGAGACGTTAAGCAGTTGGCTGCGTATGGAGTTGAGTACGACCAGCTCTATGACACAACCAAGAGGCTTGCGGATATGTCTTCCGGTCTTGGTGTTAGCTTCGATCGTATCGCCTTGGCGTTCGGACAGGTTCAGGCTCGCGGTTGGCTCGATGGTAAGGAACTCCGCCAGATCGCTTATGCAGGTATTCCTCTGCTTGAAAAGTTATCAGAGTTCTACTCTAAGCAGGAGGGTCGAAATGTCTCTACATCAGAGATTAAGACCAGAATTTCAAGCAGAGATGTAAGTTTTGATGATGTGAAGTCTATCTTCTGGCAGATGACTGATGCAGGTGGTCAGTTCTATAATATGCAGCAGGTTCTGAGTGAAACTCTGCTCGGACGCTACAATAAACTGAAGGATGCCTGGGAAATCATGCTTGCCGACTTTGCTAACGGTAAGAATATTATAGGTGGAACTTTCAAGGGTATTCTTGATGTTGTCACCAATCTCGTGCAGCAGATTCACGTCTTGGGTCCTGCTATGGTTGCGGCATTTGCAGGTCCAGCCCTTATGCGTGGAGTTAAGATCCTGGAAGGCGGCATTGGAAAGAGAATACTGAACTCAAAGGGGAATATTGCGAAAGAAGCAGAGCTTAAGCTTTTGCGTGGAGAGAAAATAACTCCTGTAGAGAAACAGATTCTTCAGTACAAAAATCAGATTCGGATTCAGGATATTCAGGCACTCGCGAAGGCGAATGCGATAACAAAAGCCGAGCTCAGGCGATTGTATGTTACCTGTCAGATAACCAAGGAGATGTACAAGCAAGGTATGGCTCTCACCAAACAGGAGGGTCAGGTAAACAGAATATCCCTTGGTGGAGTTCTGAAGGGATTGGCTAGCCCTAGTAAATGGGGAGCCGCAGGAGGCTTGCTTCTCGGAGGATTGAAATCAGGATTCAGTTCTATCATCGGTTTTCTTGGTGGTCTTCCAGGAATAGCTATATCTGCCGGATCTGCAATCTTTGCATACTACTGGCAGAAGCATCAGCAGCTGAAACAGGATATGGAGACTACGGCTGACGAACTGAAAGACAGGTACACTCAGATCGGCGAGTTCCTTCGCGATAACGATGCAGATAAAGCCATTAAGGACGGCGATGAGAAAGAGATAGAAAACCTCATTGACGCATATAAGGAAAAGCTTAAGGAGATTGCTCCAGAAAAGGAGAATGCTTTCACAATGAGCCTTCTCGAAAAGAAATCGAATGAGGATAGACTTAAGTATCTCAAAGAACAGCTCATTCTTCTCAAGCAGGTTGAGGAGAGTACTCAGAAATCTCTTTCGGACGAGGGTACATACAAGGGATTCGACGAGAAACTGTCTTCTGCAAAGGAAATAGCAGAAGCATTCTCTTCAGCATCCGCAAAGGCGAATATGATTAATGCCACCCAATCCGACTTCGCTAGCTTCAACTCCTGGGAGGAAAAGTATAAGAATGAGGTGAAAGCCATGCGCGATTATCTCATTGATGAGCTTGGAGATATTAGCAACAGCCCGAAGTTGCAGGGTAAGGCCAACCAGATTCTTTCGTCATTCTTTGCAAAGCAGGGATGGAACCAGGATGTTTCTGATCAGTTCCGTGCTGACGTTCTTAATGCGATGGGTGTTGAAACTGGCTTCTACGAGAACAAATTCAAGGATGCTCTCGATAACGCAGTAAACACTTCGTTTCCATGGATTGGTGACAAGATTCGCAACAACCAGGAATTGACAGATGCAGAGAAGGTACAGGTTTCAAACATGATGAAGGATGCTGCGGCTCAGGTTCAGAAAGACTATCCTTTTGCATCAGACGCATTGAAGCGAATGCTTGCGGCTGATAGATTCGAGGCTGTCATTCATCTCGTATTCAGGAACGATGACTCGGATCTCACTCAGCAGCTCGAAAAGAATCTCAAGGGTAGTGGTTACGACTACCATGAGAAGAACAAGTACGTCAAGAGCTGGGGAAAGGATGCCGGAGACGACTACGATAAAGCAAAGAGCAACGCAGAGTCGGACATTACTGCTGCAAAAAAGGAACTCAATACCAGAAAGAATATGCTTGCGCTGGGCAAGCTTTCTCTCGATGAGTTTACACAGAAGCAGAAGGAGTACGAACTTAAGATGCAGGCTTATCATGATAACTGGGGCGAATGGTTTACTGGTGACGACAAGAAGAAAAACAAGAAAACCGGTGGCCGTAGGTCAACAGGCGCGCAGACAGATAAGGCTCTTGAAGATTTGAGGAAGCGCATCGACTTATACAAGAAGATGTATGCTGAAATCAAGAAGTTTAAGGAGCTTTATGGAGAAGGTGCTCTTGGTCAGCTTGCTAATGACGGAGAGTTTGAGGCTATATTCAATGATAAAAAGAGATTTCCTATCTCCGACTACACCAATTATGAGACCTCTATTAAAGAACTCTTGAAGACTCTCCCGGCCTCAACAAGGGAGAGATTGGACTATGCTGCAAACGAGAAGGCTGGCATTCAAACTGAAAACCGAAAGCTTCTCGAAGACCAGCGCAGAGAGGAACTGAATGTACTCAATAAGCAACTTGATACTATATCTGAGCAGTATGAGACATACAAGAAGATATATGAGCTGACAGGAAACAAGAAGGGTTCAGAAAACATAGTTTTCGGCGGAACTGTCCAGTTTGATACATACAAGAGGTTCCTGGAGGAGCAGCTCGATATTGCGGTAAAGCACGACAACGTTCAGTCCGGCCTTAACTTGACTACGGACGAGGTTAAGGGAATGAGCCTTGAAAATGTCAAGGATAAATATGGCGAGGAGACTCGTGTTTACGATATCCGAAAGAAGCTGGAAGATGAGAACAATAAAATCAAGAAGGAAACCATCGACCTGATGGCTAGCCTGATTGAGAAGAATGCTACCATTGCCCAGCAGATTGAGGACGAGAATCGCAAATACGAGAGACAACTTGAACTCATCAAGGGCATCGAAGACCCACAGATGAGAGACAGAGCCAAGGCCGGAGCCACAAAGACTCACGATGAGAATGTGGCAAAGCTTCAGTTCGAGCAGTTCAAACAGGAATCTGATTGGGTTGCCATCTTTGATGACCTCGACAGGGTGTCTTCCGCTACCATCAACTCGATGATTGAGAAGATTGACCAGTTCTCTATGACTACTGGTCTGTCCGTAGAATCCATCAAACAGTTGAGGGATGCCTTGGATAAGCTCAGAAATGAGCAGATTAGCAGAAACCCGTTCGGCTTCATCTTCGGAGGGGTGAATCGCGGTAAGGATATCGGAAAGTTCATAAATGAGCGTCTTGGCGGTATGGACGATACTGCGAAGATATTCATCAGCAAGGAGGATGCTTCGAGACTTGGAATAGCTGGCGGCGTAAGAACCAAGGCGAGTCTGAAGAATGATCAGCAGTCAGCATACGCCGACTCGTCTAAGGCCATCTCTGAACTTGCGACAAAGATGCAGGCGCTCAATACGGTTCTTGACCCGGTAATCAATCTGTTCAAGGCTATGGGTGAAGAGGATTCAATCCTTGGTCAAATTGTAGGTGGAGCATCAGGCGCATTCTCTTCGGCAGCAAGTACAGCTGGAGCGGTAGCCACTCTTGGCGAGATGAAGCATTTCGGGTTCCTCAAAGGTGCTGGTCCATACGCAGCAGCCGCTTCCGCAGCGTTGAGCATTGGCGGCTCGCTAATCAAGGCGTTCGGTGCAGACTACAGCAGCTACAACAAGGCGAAGGCTGAGTACGACAACCTGACCTCAATTTGGGATTCTCTCATCTCCAAGAAGACTGAGTACATGAACATCCATTGGGGTACAGAGGCTACAGAGGCATCCAAGGAAGCTCAGGAAATGCTTAAGGCGGAGATTGAGCAGACCAAGGTTATCGCCCAGAAGAGGCTCAATTCTGGTGCTTCTGCCGGATCTCATTCTATTTGGTATCGAATGTGGAAGGGTTCGTACAAGTACAATGGTCAGAATTGGCGTGATGTAGCAGGAGAAATTTCTTCAAAGTACGGAGTTCAGTTCAATGGAATGGAGGATATGCTCAATATGGACGCCGATACTCTTTCAAAGATAAAAAAGGATTATACCGGTCTTTGGGCTAGTATGGACTCTGAGTTCAGGGATTACCTGGAAAAGCTCATTCAGTACGGAGAGAAGGCTGATGATATGATTGAGGCTCTTACAGAGAAGCTTACCGGAAACAAGTTCTCCGACCTAGTGTCTTCTTGGGGAGATGCTATGGCTACGATGGCAAACACGTCAGACAATCTCGTTGACCATTTCGAGGAAAATCTGAAGAAGACCATCTTGAACTCAATGATTGAGGATTTGTACGGAGACCAGATAAAGGCTATATTGGCGAAGGCAAAGAAGTTCGGAGATTCAAAGGAGTCTGAAGACTGGTATGTGGATGGAAAATATATGGGACCATACACACCCCAGGAAAATGCAGAGATTAAATCGGATGTAGAGAAAGTTGCAGAACAAGTCGAAGCAACTAGGGACTTTTTTAAGAATGAGTATGGCTGGTCCGACAACAGCAGCTCTTCATCAAGGAACTCGGTCAAGAGTATCACTGAAGAGACTGGTGACCTTATCGCCAGTTACCTCAATGAAATCAGGGCTGATTGTGCAGTAATGAGAGCCGAGCAGGCAAAGTACTATCCGGAGATGAGTGAGATTGCGAAGTCACAACTGACGCAGCTCAATGTGATTGCTCAGAATACTCTTCGCAATGCTGATGCAGCCGAGAGGATTGAACGCATATTCGTGGAGTACAACGACAACTTCAATAGAGTTCTTAACGGAACAAAATCATTGAAGATGAAGTAATAATCGGGGGCGCGGATCTATATTCGTGCCCTCTTGTATATTTATGCATTTTTAATTGAATATTTCTTGCATATTTATTCTATTTTTCGTATATTTGCAATTATAAAAAGTTGATTTAAGGTATGAAAGATTATTTCAGGATATACATGCAGAAGGAAGGCGATGGGAATGAGGTGAAGGACTCCATCGCCGACTTCGGTATGTACGTTAGCGAGAGTCCGTTCAAGCCTTGTGATTCTGTCAAGGAACCACCGAAAAGGGAATGGCACGATGAGCATGGTGACGACGAGTATATTGGCAAGGATGGTCTCTGCATGGCAGCATACGAGAACAAGGTCAAGTTCCTGTTTAAGGGTAATGCTTTCGGGGCAAACGAGAAGTGTAAGGATTTCATCGACTATCTCCGTAAGTCCGGCATGATGAAGATGTACTGCGACTTCAATAGAATCGGAAGACAGCATGTAAGACTTAAGGATATTGATCCAAACCTATATAGGGATCCGGATAACGAGGACTTGCTTGTTCTCTCTATAACTTTCAAGTTTAACGACCCTGTTACTGACATCAAGCCAATCATGGATGCACAGGGCAGGATTTCAAATTTAGTATAGCATACAGATGAGCGCTTGGAATATTTATCATAAGGATGGCTCGAAGCTGACAGACGTTAACGGAGAGCAGATAACCGTTCATGGATTGGAGTACTCCGATTCTTGGATGGGTGAGTGCTTCGTGGCTATCAATTTCAAGCATGAAGTGCCTATCAACTTTCAGATAGGCGACTATATTGTCTATCGTGGCGAGCGGTTCGAACTCAACTACGAGCCGGGCAAAGACAAGCAGGCCAGACCAGACACATACGGTGAGGGATTCGTATATGACAGCGTGAAGTTCAACGCATTGCAGGACGAGCTTGCCAGGGCAGAGTTCCTCGATGTGGTATTGAACGATAACGAACTTCACTACACTGCCCTACCGAAATTCCCATTCTATGTACAGACTTTGGATGATTTACTAGACAGGATCCAGGCGAACCTCGATGAGCAGATTGGTGCAGGTCTTTGGAAGATTTACTCCCGAAACAAGGAGCGTTCCGTTCAGCGTGGATGCCTCGCGAGCGACTGGCTGTCAATGTACGGCGAAGGAACAAGAGATAACGTCATCGAATCGATGTCTATTACAGTGGATTCGCAGACCTGCTGGCAGGCCCTTGCGCTTGTGAACGAGAAGTGGGACATAAACTTCATCGTCAGAGGAAGAAACATATATGTCGGTACTACCGGAATACAGGCAAACCATATCTTTAAGTATGGCCTCGGTAATGGATTATATGAGATTATCCAGAACGCTGATTCCGACCAGAGTGTCGTTACGAGACTGAGAGCTTATGGTTCGGAGAAGAATCTTCCTTCTCATTACTATGCGGACCTCGGTGTCAAGTATGTGGCGAACATCACGGAAGTCGTCGGGGCCAGCACGAATGTTACACTTGAACTGGACCTCGACTATATAGAAACATATTTCAAGAATCCGAGAAAGTATATTGCTCCTGGGGAAACTGGCGAGCAGTCTCTCGGTTGGGTACTTAAGGTTACATTTGATTTCAAGACTGAGATTACCGGTTATGTAACAAAGAAATACAATACCAATAAGTGTAGATTCTATTCGGAATACAAGGGAACGCAGGTAGATAGCGGTGACGAAGAATCAAGGGAAAACCTTAACACTTTCATCGCTCAGGTTAAGGCAGGGAACACGAAGATGTATATCACATCGGGCCTCAACAAGAAAAATATTCCTTCGTCCATGAAGGAATATGCAGAGAATCTCCCGAACAATATGTCAATCAACAGGCTTATGTTGCCTGGATTTCCCCATGTATCGCTGAGTGACTTCTATGATTCACTCACGGATGAGGAGAAGAAGTACGTGAACCCTACCGGAAAACAACACATATTCTCTACTGACCCGCATAGACCATACATCGATTCCATCAACATCGATCAGATTGGTCTTCGTTCGGCATCGCAGTTCTTCGATACCGATGATAAGACGAATGGAGTCGTAGAAATCTACCCTACCATCGAAGAAATGGTTATCGGTGGTGCGCGTGTGGATGAGATTGACAAGGGTGTCGCTCCTGATGATGACGGCCGATATGATGGCGACCCTGGTCCGAATAATGTTGATATTTATCTCAGCAAAGCTGTTGATTTCGATATAAAAGATTTAGCGGACGACGATTTCTCAATCTCCATGAAAGATGGTATGTGTGGTGGTCGAACGTTCAAGGTAGCATCCTCAACCAAGGTCGATGGGAGATGGAGGCTCACTATCGAGCGAATCAAGGACGACGCTCTTGAGCTTTGGTTTCCATACAAGGACTACCCTATCAAGAAAGGAGACCATTTCGTTCTTACCGGCATCACACTTCCTGATTCGTATGTCAATGCTGCATCTCTGAAGCTTCTCAAATACGCCATAGCATTCATTGACAAGAATGACTATACAAGGTACGTCTATCAGCCGAAGGTAGATGAGATTTTCATGGCAAGGCAGCACGACCAAGCGCAGGCAGACGATACCGGAGTTATCAAGAGCCTCCACGATACGCTTAAGGCCGGCGACCTGATGAACTTCAATGATACAGACCTCAATATCGAAGGAATCATCTCTATCGACCAGCTCACGATCAAGGAAGAAGATGGCAAGATTCCTACCTACGACATAACTCTCCGCGAGGATAAGGAGGTTGGAACTATCCAAAAGATTCAGCAGCAGATTTCGTCGCTTCAAAGCGGAAATGGCGGAACTGGTGCAGGCTTGACAACTACACAGGTTAAGAATCAGGTTGCGACAGAGGGAAGCAAGCACTTCATCTCAAAGATAAACGATGACATCGCAAAAGGTACAGTTACCTGGGAGAAGGTGCAGAAGTTCGTGCAAGGCTTGACAGCAGAAGACTTATCCCAGTTCAAGAAAGGTGCAACTTTCGGCGAGTTTATACAAGGAATGCTCTTTG